ATCAGAGCTGGCGAAAAGCAAAATGTGAAAGCCGACCCATTCACACTTTTTCTCAGTTTGTTTGCGTAAGCAATGTACATTTGCTAATATATAAGAGTAATAAATCAACTTATTTATCGGGAGAAAAAATATGGAGTTGACACTTAGAAACGAGGCTAGTTTTCTGCAGAATATACTCATGCAGTTAACTGAGAAGACTGGCTTTGTACATAGAAACATTTATGTTTTGTGTGGACACAAAGACACTATTGTCCGTAACTTATGGAAGAAAGGACTTCTTCATTTGATTACAGTTAATGGTGTTCAATGTGTATATCCCACAAGAGATAAAGAAAAGTTGTATCAGTTTGTTAAAGCAAATTCTGGTGCAGTTTACTTAAACTATTTCTTGGAGAACTGATATGAGATACCATGAAAGATTACAAAGAATAAATAAATTGAGAAGTGTAGCCGATTATTTCGGCTATGCTTTTCTTGGTAATGTTTTACTTGCACTTATGATTCCAATATTTCTTTTTGTTGCAGGTGTTAGAAACATTGAGTTGCTAGGTATGACATTTGTTGGTCTGGCTTTTCTTGGTGTTATTTGTATGGCGTTAGCATTTATTATTGATGAGAGAGCCAGTTCAATTAGCCGTAGGAGATATTAATGAAAAGATATTTTATACTTTGCGAAATTACTTATGAAGATAAGGTAACTGGGAAACCAGTTATCTTTTCTAGTGAGAACATGAAAGAAGTTGATAACAAAGCGACTGAGCTTGTTAAACAAGATATTAATTTTTCATCTAGTATGAGAAAATGCGTTAAACGACCAGACTGGTTAAAATTCACAATTACGGAGGTTGCAAGTGAGTAATGAATTTATAAATGACTTATATGACGACAGAAATAAATTATCTGCTCTCATTAGTAAATTACAAAGTTACACTTTGTCCATTAAATCAAATGATGATTTGTTACAAAATGCTTTGACAGATTTAATGTCTGCTCAAGGTTCATTTAATAAATATGTTAATCACATGGATATAGTTCACATAAGGAGGAATAAATGAATAATAAAGAACTGAAGATATTATATAAGTTAGTGCAAGATTTATTTTTTGACATAGACAGAATGTCACAAAGTGGCAAAGACACTTTAAGTAAAATAGATAATATAATTCAAGAGAAGTTGTATCATGTAAGGAGGGATAAATGAGTAATGAACACAACGACAGAATCAAAGAAGATATTCTTGATGAAGTATCTGAGATGACTATTGATGAGTTTCAAAATGCTTGTGAAGAGCATGGTCTAAAAACTGAATCAGCAGTTTTAGATGAATATGTTTCTGCATTAGCAGATAAACTATTTGAGGCTCGTTCACAATGATGTTGGTAAGATTTGACATTTCAGAAAGTTCATATCGTACTTACAGCGAATATTCTGTATTCACAAAGCCTCAGAATTTTGACACCAATCAAGAACTCATTGATGAAGTCTATGGAGATGTTCGAGATAATATAGATAGGTGGTACGAAATATCTGTTGGTGCAAGATGGAAATTAAGACCTGAAGAACTGCACACATTGAAGAAGTTTGAGATTGTGAGATATTCTAATGGAGAGTTAGTATGACTCAATATTTAAGTGATATAATAGAAGAAGATGTTATTAAGTGTAATGTATGCAAAAAAGATTTTATCGTTGAAGAACTTACAATAGATGATTGGAATTTTGCTTGGGACAATTATGTTACAAAAGATTGTTGTAGTAGTTGTTCATCTAAAGTAAGGAGGTTTTAGAATGACTTGGTTTGTTGCTTGGGCATTGCTCATGAATACTGATAGGCAAATAGGCACAACTGTGTTTGACCATGTTTTTTTAACAAAAGAAGAATGCAGAAAGTTTGTCATTCACAATTTTGATAATTTAGATTTTGGTTCACATGAAGTTATTTATGTAGGCTGTAAAGAGAAAGGAGGTAATAATGAGTAAGTACTCAAGAAAACACTATGAAGATATAGCAAGAATACTTGGATATTCAAATATATCTCACGACAATATTGTTGCTTTGTGTGGATACTTTAAATCTGATAACAGAAGATTTGATGTTGACAGATTTATGAGAGCATTTAAGCAACACAGAATAAATCACTCTGGTGAACAGTTGAACTCATATTTGAGCAAGTCTCAAATAGTGAAAGTTTAAATACTTTTCACCATAAGTTTCCTCCCGAAGAAGCCCCGTTTGTTTGCATAGCAGACGGGGTTTTGCTATTATATAAGAGTAAATAAATAACTAACTGATGCCTTCGTCTAGTGGTCTAGGACATCGCTCTTTCACAGCGGCAACGGAGGTTCGAATCCTCCAGGCATCACCAACATTCACGAGGTAAAGGATTATGACATATTATGAATGTACACAATGTTACACCGACATTCCTATTGAGCGTAGGTCTGTCGCTAAGCACTTCGCTCATCTTTGTACTACTTGTGCTTCTGCTATGGATTATAGTATTAAGAATACTTACGCTAGTATTCCGTTGCACAAAGGTGCATACCAACCCGTAACCACTAGGCAACAAGTCTATGAAGTTGGCTGTAGTCCAAAAAACTACGACCACGAACTATCAAAAACTCTGGGAGACAAAAATGCCTAGACGATTTGAAGATGGTAAAGTTGTGCAAGTCTACTATAGCACCAGATGTGATGCTTTTAGATTGCTCGGCAAAATTGATGGTTTCAATGATGGCAAGTATAAAGTTAGAATGCTTGCCTATGACTTAGACAATAGCAGAAAATACTACTACTGGTATCACAGAAAGAGAAGAATCATGGACACTATTGTGTTGTGCAATGCTAATGAGATTGGTGATGTTCTCTCAACTGATGCAACTCTAGGCTATTATCTGGCTATTGCTCAAAAGCAATGGAATGAAATGGTTAAGTATTTCACAGATGACCACAATGCTGGTGCTAACTTTAGCCTAAAGACCGAGACTTTTGCTTACAACTCATTCGCTCTCAAGCGATTGCTTGATGGTGATTTAGACAGAAGATATCATTTAACTGAAACAAAAAGGAGAAATCAATATGTTATCTAGTAAAATTATTCTACAACTTGTAGGAAAACAATGTAAACGCACAGACTTAAAAGCTGGGTCTGTATTTAGGTATGTATCAAGTGGCACTTCAGATGGCAGAAAGTATGTCGCTATGGGCAGAAATGATGATTTTGTGTTTGGCTTTCGACTAGATGGTCACACACCATTGCATGCTTTTGCTACTGTTACGCCACGAAGTCACAGTACTGGTAAAGATGTCATAGTTATTGGCTATGGACAAGTGACAATCAATATGCTTGATACTCCAAAGATTCTTATGTTGTCTGAGGATTATCTTAAGAATACTGTCAACTGTCCAGTTATTTCAGTAAAAGATAAGTTAGATGACAAGGGCAGACCTCACTTGTTTCTGCTATTCGACAGACATCAAAGCTATCCTAATAAAGTGTTTGCTATGCAACTAACTAGGCAACTTGATGTTGAGTTTGCAGTAGATGGATATGATGACGCTCACGATAGAATTGTTGAAATTGCATCTGGTTCTGTTGTGGCTTTACGAGGACAAGCAATGTTTTCTATAATTGAAGGGAGGGAATGATGCCCAGAATTGCATCAATTAATCCTAAAGAACATACTGCAAGAAGAACAAAACTTAATGATGAACTGACTCAATATATCTCACACAATGGTTTGAATAAAGACCATTTTGTATTTATGAAAGAGACTATTCACCCAATACAAGTGGCTATCTCAAGAAAGCTATACATTCTTGCTAAACCTTTTACTGAGTTCACTCAACAAGTTGAAGACGCTTATCGTGCATGTCAAAAGGGTAACAATCGCTATTGGAACTCTGTCAACCTTAAGTTTCTATATCCAGTTATATTTAACTGGTCTAATGGAAAAGATGCTCCTCCAGAGGGAGCTATTGCTTTTCCAAACTTACAACTTGATGACTACAAAGGGCATGAGAACAACGGGCATAGGCTGACAAATGAGAATCCATTTTTTCCTCATTTCACTTCTGTTATGCAACAGAAAGTTGTAGACAATCTTGCAGATGAAACTTTGAAACAAAGGTGGTTGCCATTTTACAGAGGTAGTAAAACTCTGTCAAAACGACTTCACATGAGTTTGACTAGAGCTTTGGCTAGGTGTGTTGTTGATAAAGATAACCAACCTCTTAATGCTACTTTGGTTGACAACATGGCAGAAAAAATGATGGATATTTACAAGCCAGTTGAGGTTTACCGATTTGCTAGTGGTGGCAAAGAATTTGTCAAACATTATGGCGATATGTACAAGTATGGTGGTAAAGATTCTCCACAATCTTGTATGGATTCTCGTAATGGATTTGCTTTGCCTGCCGACAGACATCCGTTGGAGTTCTATGCTTACTGTCCTAAAGTTTGGGGTTATTACATTTCAAGAGGGACTACTGTTCTTGCTAGGTGTCTTACTTATGAAGTGGGTGGACAAGAGTATGCAGTTAGGATTTACTACAACAAGCATGTATACGAAGACCGAATGAAAGAAGAACTTAAGAAACACGGAGTTGTATACAAGCCTTTCTCTGGTGATGATTGGGTATACCAAGTTAGAGATGAAGTGTTTTACAAAGCTAGTGAAGTACTAGAGTTCTCTATGCCTCAAGCTGTGTTTGATGGAGTTGCTGCTTGTCCTTTTCCTTACTTTGACACTTTGCCTCGTAGATATATAATTGGCAAGTACAACAAGGAAACGCAAGAATTTGATTTTGTACTGTTCAACAACTTGAAGAGAGATATTTACTCTGATGAAAGATTGTGTAACAAGTACTTTATCAAGACCTCATCTACAAACTCTGGTTACAAGTACAGAAGAAGTGCGTTCACTCCAGATGTATCATCAACAAGAGGTGTGTATACTTATGGCAGAGGTAACCAAGAGGTGCAATGTGTCAACTGTGGAGATGTATATGATGAACCCGAAGAACTTATGAGAACTGCTGATGGTCAACTGTATTGTGGTTCTTTCTGTGCTGAGGAAGATGGTCAAATGACTTGGCATTCATCAAGTCACATGGAATGGATTAATCAGCCAGAGTTCCAAAGAAGACGAGATGAAAGCAGTAAACAAGTTATACAACTGTATTGTCAAGGTGGCTATGTGAGTAACTTACAAGCTGCTATCAATAATGTCGACATATACACTTATGTTCCTTTTTCTTGGGCAGACACAGAGGGTGATTACTTTATATCTTATCACAATTATTGTGCTAGAGATGTCTTGTATGCACCAGATGGTCAAGAACTAAAGGTGCAGTTTATAGGTTCTGGTCTTTCAAGACCTTTTGTGTTTTCAAACAAGCTAACATCAATTAATAATTTTTGTCAGCTTCTGCCATATCACGACAATACTCGTGGTATGCCAAAACAAGATACTTTTGTGAGAAAGAGAATTAGTGTTCCTTACAGTATAAAATATGTATCCCTAGATTCCATTGGCGACAGCGTGGAGTTTGATATGGTGAGCATGGAGGGAAATGCTATTGAAGAGTTTTCAAATAAATCATTTGATGAATTTTTCAGTGACATACTTCTTCCAGGCATTGATGTCGCAAAAATTAGAAACAATATAACAATCACTAACAAAGGAGAAAAGTGATGCATTACTTAAGTAATAATGGCTATTATGGTGGTCTTTACAACCATGAAAAAGAAGAGAAGTTAAACATAAAGGATATGCCTTTAGTTAAACGAGGGAAAGACATGAATGTCTTACTATTTGACTTGTTGACAAATGCTTCCTCTCATGGAAGTACACAGAATGAGTCTATAGTTCGTAACATTTTGTCTAATCATATTCGTAAATACACAGACGATATCATGGTAGACAAAAAAGGTAACTTAATTGTTCATGTAGGCGACTACAAAGCGAGTAAAGTTATGTTTAGCTCTCACATGGATACTGTGCATGATGATGACCAGACTTTGATTAACCTTCACATATCTGATGACAAGTATGTCAAAGCTAGTTTTGATGATGTTGATATCGGTTTTGTTGGTAAGGGCGACAAAGAATATTCTGAGAAAGAATTATCTAGTATGTCAGCTAAAGATTTCAAAGCTAACAAGGTAAGAGTTGTGCAAAAAACTGTTATGTCTCCAACTGTGCTTGGTGCTGATGACAAACTTGGTTGTTACATTATGTGCAAACTTATTGAGAATGGTATTGATGGTCTGTATGTATTTCATGTTGGCGAAGAGTGTGGAGGTATCGGCTCTACCTATATTAGTGAAGAAACACCAGAGATTGTGGCAGGTATGAATTACTGTATTGCTTTTGACCGATATGGATACAATGATGTAATCACTCGTCAAAGTGGTGGCACTTGTTGTTCTGATAAATTTGCTGAGTCTTTTTGTGAACAGATGAATGCGTTTCTTCCTCCAAAGGAACAAATGAAACCATCTACTTTTGGTAGTTTTACAGATTCTGCAAACTACACTGGTTTGATACAAGAGTGTACTAATATTGCAGTTGGCTACAAAAGTCAGCACACTCGTGATGAGCAGTTTGACTTGGAGTGGTTAGAAGTTCATTTGATTCCTAGCTTACTCAAGATGGAATGGGACAAACTTCCATGTGTCAGACAAAAGCAATCCAGATTCACTTATGGTCGTAACTATCGTAGCAATTTGTACAGTATGGGCGATAACAAGTTTACTAGGTCAACTAAAACTGTGAGAACTCCTAGAAACAAGTATCAATCACTTATTGACAAGGCTAACAATGTTGTGAAGAAACTTACATTTGACCCAACAGAGGGTTTTCAAGAAAAAGAGTCAGAGCAACAAAAGAGAGATAGAGTCAAGTATCATATGATTAATGAAGATATGTCTTTTAATGATATAGCAGAATTAGTTGTAGATACCTATGATGCTGGGTACGACAAAGGCATAGAAGATTGTACTGGGCAATCTGTAGAAGAAGATTCTGAGGCTAGTCTTTACAATCGTGGGTTTGACTTCTAATGTCGTTACCTCCGAATGTGCTATTTGCCACAGACAACCATTACCTTGAGGTTATTCGAGGTAGTGGTTGTAAAGATTATTATTGTGTTTTTGACTCAAACGGCTTTGAGGTATATACTCATGTAAATGAAAGGAGTGCCAAAGAGTATATGAAAAATTTAGAAACAGAAGAAATATATAAAGCCATAGCAGAAAAGGAGTTGCCATGAATACAGTAGTTATAGACACTAATGCCAAACATAAATGTGCATCTTGTGGGAAAACTTTTGAAGTTACCAAAATGTTTTTCTTTAGTCATTATTTACATTGTTTTAAATGTTCAATGCAAAAATTAAGGAGAGCTAAATATGTATGAATGGTTTATTAGTTTATTTGTAGGTGCCCTTGTGGTTGCTACCATGTGGGCTTGTCTTTTAACAGTTGCAAATTTATAGGAGAGTATTATGCAAATATCAGACAAATTTATGAAAAATATAGTTAATCTTGATGAAGAAACAAAAGAAAGATTAATTGAGAATATGAACAGACTAAAAGAAGTAACCAATATGGTAAAGGACAATGTTCCAGTTTCTTATGACCAAATGTGTGATTTACTTTTTGTTCAATATTTTTTCGAAGACATATTTGGTTTGGAAGTTCCAAAGCATGAAGGCTGCGAACACCCAAACTACTACAGAACTTATAGGTTTGCTAAGAAACAAGAGGTCATCACTAAAGTTTCAAAGTAACCAATAAGTAATCCCCAAGACTTTTTTCCTCCTTATCTGTAGTCTTGGGGATTTTTTTTCTTGACACATTTTTATTCCTATGGTAAAAGCGAAGAACTTGCCGAGGGGAATTATACCACTATGATAAATTTACATAAATTCATAGAACAAAATCAACCCAACGAAAATATTTCCATTCGAGTAAACTGCCCTATGTGTTCTGGCAGAAATACATTTACTATTACAAAAATGCACGGCAAACTATTGTGGAATTGTTACAAAGCATCTTGCAAGATAAAAGGTGGCAAAGAAACAAAAAGGTCAAAGTCAGACATCAAAACTATCATTCTTTCTTCTTACTATCAGCCTTCCTTTCAGTTGCCTGATTATTTTGTATCGGTTCACAACAATCAAAAAGCACTTACCTATTTAAAATATAATAACTGTCTTGATGCCCTCCAAGATAAACGGGCAAAGATACTGTATGACCCAAAACAAGACAGAGTTGTTTTTGTAGTCTCTGATGGTTCACAACATTTTGATGCGATTGGTCGTAGTTTAAATAAAAAAGTTATACCAAAATGGTATAGGTATGGCAAATCACAGAAGTTGTTTTTTTGTGGTTCACATGAATATGCAATATTAGTAGAAGATGCCGCCAGTGCTTGTGCAGTTTCAACCAAGTTCACAGGTGTAGCATTGTTAGGCACTAACATGAAAGATGCTGATTTAACACAATTAAAAAAATTTAAACATGTATTTATATGTCTTGACGCTGATGCCACCAGAAAGTCTCTTGACTTACAAAAATACCTATCTTATATTGTCAGTGCTAGTGTAGTAAGATTAAAAGAGGATTTAAAATATTATGACATTGAACAGATTAGTGAAGTGATATGGAAAAACAACTAATTAAGTTATTGATGCAAAAGGATTTTTTTGATGAGAACAAACATAGGGTTTTGCGTTCAATGTTCCCAAATGAATTGGCAGACTTATATGACACGATTGTAACTTGTCATGGTAAATACGAAAGAGATTTAAATAACATTGAAGTAAGGGAAGTTTATCGTGTGGAGAACCCAACTGCCACTCGTGCAAAAAGAGAAGTTATAGCAGAAGTTTTATCTGACATAGAGGATATGGAAGATATAGGAAATGATGTTGCTAAAGATGTGTTACAAAAAATGTGGCAACAAGAGATAGGAAGAAACATAGCTGATTTAGGATTGGCTATTATGGAAGGACACCCAGAGAAACTACATGATATAAAAGTTTTGCTAGAAAAATCACAAGAAGGTTTCGTACCAGAAGATGATGTTGTGCCTATAACAACAGATTTACAAACACTTTTAGAACATAATGATAATGAAAACTGTTGGCAGTTTAACATACCAAGTCTAAGTCGTGTTGTTCGAGGTGGCAAAGGTGGAGAGTTTATGATTGCTTTTGCTAGACCAGAGGTAGGTAAAACTGCATTTTATGTGTCGTTAGTTGCATCACCAAACGGCTTTTGTTCACAAGGGGCTAATGTTCACATTATTACAAACGAAGAACCTGCTAGAAGAACTATGTTAAGAGCAGTATCATCATATGCAGGCGTAACAGATAAACAGATATACACAAATCGTTCACAAGTATCAGATAAGTTCAATGAGATAGCACAGAACATAACTATGGTTGATTATGTAGATGCCTCTATAGAATGGTTAAATACTTATTGCGAAGATAAAAAACCAGACATCTTAATTATAGACCAACTTGATAAAATAAATGTCATGGGTACTTTTGCTAGAACAGATGAAAAATTAAGGTGCATATATACTAAGTTTAGAGAGATATGCAAAAGGCACAATCTGTTTGGGATAGGGGTAAGTCAAGCATCAGCAGATGCTGAGGGTAAAACAAATGTAACTTATGCAATGATGGAGAATAGTAAAACTGGTAAAGCGGCTGAAGCTGACTTAATAGTTGGTATAGGTAAATCAGATATAACAGATAGCCAAGATACTAAAAGATATTTAACAATATCAAAAAATAAGTTGACAGGTTTTCATGGTAATATTATTTGTAATCTTAACACAGATTTAAGCAGGTATACGGCATGATTACATATTTAGATGTAGAAACTACATTCACAATAGATGAAAACAAAAGAACAGACCCGTTACCATTCACACCTTCAAATAAATTAGTTTCCGTTCAATATGCTTGTGATGACGGAGAACCTCAGTTTCATTGGTTTCATCACAAGGACAAAACATTTGATACTAAAAATTCATTCACAAAAGTTCAGCAGACCTTGGATAATTCACAACTTTTGGTTGGGCATAATATTAAGTTTGATTTGGTATGGTTATGGGAGAGTGGATTCACATACAATGGCAAAGTGTATGACACAATGATTGGTGAGTATTTACTTCTCCGTAGCCAAAAGTGGGGCATAAGTTTGGCGGACTCTTGTATTAGACGCAAAGTATCCATGAAAAAGTCCTCTATTGTACAAGATTATTTATCTGATGGAAAAGGCTTTGACACCATGCCGATTCACATTGTTGAAGAATATGGATTAGCAGATATTATATCCACTAGAGAGTTATACCAAGCACAAAAAGTTTTATTCACAAAAGAGGGGTTTGTAAATATGAGACCTCACTTAAAACTTATGAACGATTTTTTACCAGTTCTAGCAAAGATTGAGCAGAACGGCATTCACATTAATTTAGATAAGTTACAAGATGTAAAATCAGATTATCAAAAAGAACAGACAGAGCTGAAATCTGTTATGGAATCTATAACCCATAACGTCATGGGCGACACACCAATTAATTTTGCTTCTCCAGAGCAGTTAAGTCAACTCATATATTCAAGAAAAGTAAAAGATAAAAAGAGATGGGCACAAGAGTTTAATATAGGGACAAATGAAAAAGGTAAACCTTTGCTTAGACCAAGAATGGGATTCTCTCATTTTGCCACCAAAGTTAAAATATTAACTGACAGAGTTCACAAAACAAAAGCACAACATTGTGACTATTGCAAAGGCAGAGGGGAATATTTTAAATTAAAAAAAGATGGCACTCGTTGGAAAAAAGCTACTAAGTGTCCTAAGTGTCAAGGCAAAGGTTATTTGTACATACCTTTTCCTAAAGTTGCAGGACTCACAATGAACCCAAGAGATATATGGGATGTATCTGCTAATGGTTTTGCCACAGATAAAAGAACTCTAGTTCGTTTACTTGATGTTGCTAAGTATAGAAAAAATGAAGATGCTATAAGTTTTCTACAATCAACAGTTCGGCTAAATGCAGTAGATGTTTACTTGTCTAGTTTTGTTGGTGGTATAGAAAGAAACACAAAATCTAATCACAGATTACATCCTAAGTTTAATCAATGTATAACGAGAACAACAAGATTGTCGTCTTCCGACCCTAACTTCCAAAATCAACCTAGAGGTAACACATTTCCTGTTAGGGCAGTTGTCGTGTCTAGGTTTGATAAAGGTAAAATATTACAAGCGGACTATAGTCAGTTAGAGTTTAGAGTTGCCGCACAGTTATGTGGTGATGAGGTTATGTATCAAGATATAATAGATGGTAAAGATGTGCATACATATACGGCTTCCATAATATTTCAGAAGTCAGAGAAGGATGTAACTAAGGAAGAGCGTACACAAGCTAAGGCTCACACCTTTAAGCCTTTATACGGGGGTACTACGGGTACCCCAAATGAGACCGCATACTACCAAGCCTTCGTAGAGAAGTATCCTAAGCTAGGAAAGTGGCATGAGATGTTGCAAACCGAAGCTATTTCACATGGTATAGTTAGTGTCTATACTGGTCAGCAGTTTGCTTTCCCCGATACTAGAAGACTTGCTAGTGGTTCGGCATCTGGAGCACCTTCTATAAAAAATTACCCAGTTCAAGGTGTGGCAGGAGGATGCATTGTTCCATTAGCATTAATAGAACTACAAAAACTCCTTGACACTCACAATGTAACATCTAAAATCATAAATACTGTGCATGATTCTATTGTACTAGATATATTTCCAGGGGAAGAGAACCTCGTAGCTAAGTTGACACATAAGGCTATGACAGAGGTGGACAAGCAGTTTGAAGATGTCTACAACATAAAATGGAATGTGCCATTAGCAGTGGATATAGAGATAGGAAATAATTGGTTAGATATGGAAACTTTTTATTTGACTAACTAAAAACAATGTAGTATAAATTATACTTTATGAAAGGAGGTATTGATGACATCATTACCCACAGTAACCGCAAAAACTTCATTTGAAGACATTGCAAAAGTAATAGGTCAAGAGTTACCAAGTGAAAACACTGGTATATCTACACATCTATTTCTTAAAATAAATAGAGACCATGAAGATGATGAGGGTAGAAGTATCCCAGCAGGTTCTTGGTCTATAACGCTACCAGATAAAACTGTGTATGCGAAAGAGATTGATTTACAAGTTTTCGTGCAGAGGTATCAGTACGTTCACTATGATGCTGAAGCAAATGAATTTGTAAACAAATCAATTTTGGCTAAAAACCTTTACCCCCAAACAGAAGTTCCAGACATCATGGGGACTATGAGGTGTGGCTCAGTGCCAGCTAGTCAAAGAGAGGGTTTGTCAGCAGACCAAGCACTTTTACAGAAATCCATCAAATGCTTTAGAATGCTATATGGCAAAGTCTCGTTAATAGATGCCGTTGACCATGAAGGTCAAAAAGTGGATGTAGGAGATTTACCTGTCCTATGGAGAGCCAGAGGTAGTAATTTTATGCCTATTTCAGTTCCCCTTGATTCACTATCGGCACAAAAGAAGCCGTTCATATTCTACAAACTGAGAGGTTCGTTAGAAAAGAAGAAAAATGGTGGCTTGGTATATTATGTCGCAGGTTTTAAGGTGTCTGAAGGACCTGCCGATTTTACACCAGACGACCAATCTTTACTAGAACACTTTATGTCTAATATTGATGGTGAAAACAAGCAGGTAATGGCAGAGTATGATAAAGCTCTTATTAGTAAGGGTGATTATATAGATGCCGAGAGTTCTCCAGTAGATATTTCTGGGGATAATGCTCTGAATGACGACCTACCAGAAGACATGAGAGCATGAACAAAGTTGAAGCTGCCCTACTTTCTTTCCTTTCAAAGGCAGCTCAAGGCGAGGCAGAAATGCCTCGTCACATTTTAGAAGACTTTGGCAAGTCTGCACAAAAAGCCTTAGAAAAACAATTTACAAACGAAAACAAAGATTTTTATTTACGAATGAGTAATGTTGGCAGACCTTTATGCCAACTACAGATGCAAGCCAAGAATGTAAAGCCAGAGACTCCAACATATGATTTCAAGATGAGAATGATATTAGGGGATGTAATAGAAGCCTTAGTTATATCATTATTAGAAGCGGCAGGAGTCAATGTAAAAAACAAACATAAAAAAGTAGAATTAAAAATAGACAAAAAGAACTCAATAACTGGAGAGTTCGATATTGAATTAGATGATGGCATATATGATATAAAAACTGTATCTCCATATGCTTTTGAATATAAATTTAAATCAGACAATGCGTTTGAGAGAATAAAAGAATCCGATTCATTCGGTTATGTATCCCAAGGGTTGGGATACGGAATGGCTAACAAAGTCCCTTTTCGTGGGTGGTTAGCAGTAAATAAATCTACTGGTGAAATAGCAGTAGCTGAGGCAGTAGACAACAAAGAAGAAAGAGAGAATGTTTATGACAACATACGTAAAGTGGTCAAAGCGATATCCAGCGACAAACCTTTTCAACGTAGCTTCACCGACAATGAAGAAGTTTATTATGGAAAACCTACAGGAAACCGCACCTTGGGCATTGAATGCAGTTATTGTCCCTACAAATATGACTGTTGGGGAAATATTGAGTTCAGACGACAACTCCCAAGCAAAGGCAAAAACCCAAAATGGGTATACTACACCTACATCTCAGAAGAGTGGCAGGACAGACTTAACGATAACTCTTAAGGAAGAGGATGGACAAACAAGTCATAAAATCTTTAGAACGTCTGACGAAGATGCGAAAGACTTTATCGACCAACTCAACAACGAAACAGAGTTCGTCACCCTCACAACGTCAGAAAAGACAAGTTATACGTTCCCAAAAAAAGCTATCTATAACATTAAATCAGAAAAAGAAGATGAGCCCAAGGTCAGCAAAAGCAAAGGGAAGAAAACTTCAGCAATGGGTAGTGGAGAAACTACTAAGTCTGATGACTAATCTAACTAACCTGGACATCAAATCGACTCCTATGGGAGTAAATGGAGTTGATGTCCAACTTTCTTCACAAGCACTAAAAAAGTTTCCTTACAGTATAGAGTGTAAAAACACTGAAAGAACACGGACTTTGTATAATTACTATAGACAAGCATGTAGTTATGAAGAGTTGGGAGAACCCGTAGTTATTATAAAGATGAATAGAGAGAAGCCTCTTGCTATAGTAGATGCAGAACATTTTATAAAATTAGGTATTAAAAATGACTAGACCACATTGGGACAAAATGGCAGATGATTCATTCAATAAAGTACTAAAATTAGTAATAATATTACTTTACTCATATGCAGTATACGCAGTGTTTGCGGAGCTTATAACATGAGAAAATTAGTTTACAATTTATGGGAAATGGTTATGAACTATGAACATAATCCTCTGAAATACATACCAGATTTAAATGCTAGGCATATGGTTATGCAAGTATTAGCATGGATGTGGTGTATAGCATTTTCTATGTATTTTGGAAGTATGTGGGTGTTTGGCATAACTGCGATTGCTCACGTATTTATTTTAGCTGCTATTGTTATAACTGTTGCTACGTTTGAAACTGCAAAAAGAAAACCAACTTTCTTTTTAAGAAAAGGATATCATACCCCTAGCAGAAGTAGATATATGTATTACAATGGAAAAAGATTTAAATATGACCCAGATGATGTAGGAGGAGAACATGAGTAAACTAAGTTTAAACAAAGGTGATTCAGCAGTTATCATAAGACATAAAGACCAAGGGTTTGATATAGAAATTTATCACAAAATGGACAAAAAATTATTGACAGAAGAAGATGTTATGTTCTATGCTCTTTTAACAAGAGGAATGGCATATGGGGCAGTTAATTACACAGATGACGTACTTGAAGACGGAAGAAGTAGTTTTGATGATACCATGCCTTCAGTCACTATACATTAGAAAGGATAAAAAATGGGGATGTACAGAGAAGCTATAAGAAATAGATTTAAAGAAGTGAGAGAACATTTGGAACAAGAAAAAGAAAGTCAACTTAAGTTATTCAAAGAACATGACAATGTTAATAGCCCTGCTCATTATAATGAGTTCGGCATTGAGTGTATTGATGCTATAGAAGCCGCTACTGGTGAAGGCTTTGAGCATTATTTACAAGGAAATATATTAAAGTACTTGTGGAGATATAGATACAAAGGAAAGCCTTTAGAAGATTTACATAAGGCACAATGGTATCTAAATTACTTAATAGATATTACAGATGACAAACAAGAGAACCCTAAATCATAAGATAAACATAAGAATAGTAGCAGTAGCAGACCAAGAAGAAATATGTCTTGATAGTGAAGAAATACCTTTTTTTGTAGAAGAACAACTACAAGATTTACTCCACGAGATTTCGGGATTGCAAGTAAAAGATATAACAGTGAGGATAATTAGATGAGCAATGTAACATTACCAACATACTACCAACAATTCATTCACAAATCTAGGTATGCTAGGTGGATAGATGATGAAAACAGAAGAGAAGAATGGCACGAAACTATAAGTCGATATATAGATTTTATGGTTAAGCATCTGAAAACAAAGCATAATTTTACTTTAGATGAAGAAGTAAAAGAAAACATAAGACAATCTATAATGCATCAAGAAGTTATGCCTTCCATGAGAGCCATGATGACGGCAGGTAAAGCATTAGATAGAGATAATACTGCAGGGTATAATTGTTCTTATTTACCCGTTGATGACCCTAAAGCATTTGACGAAGCCATGTATATCCTTATGTGTGGAACTGGTGTAGGGTTTTCTGTTGAAAGAAATTTTATAAGTAAACTTCCAGAAGTACCTGCTTTACTTTTTGATACAGAAGAAACAATAATTGTCAAGGATAGCAAAGAGGGGTGGGCAAAGGCATTCCGTAAGTTGTTAGCTTTATTATGGGCAGGGGAAATACCTAAATGGGATTTAAGTTTAATTAGACCTGCAGGAGCTAAATTAAAAATATTTGGTGGTAGAGCATCTGGACCTGCACCTTTGGATAATTTATTTAGGTTCACAGTTAAGATATTTAGAGATGCAAGTGGCAGAAAGTTATCAAGTTTAGAGTGCCACGACTTAATGTGTAAAGTTGGTGAAGTTGTTGTATCTGGCGGAGTTAGACGTTCTGCAATGATTAGTCTGTCTAATTTATCTGACGACAGAATGCGCCACGCTAAAACTGGAGAGTTCTATAAAACAGAACCTCAAAGACAAATGTCAAATAATTCAGTTGCTTACACAGAAAAACCAGACCCATACACATTTATGAGAGAGTGGATTGCTCTTGCAGAGTCTGGAACTGGAGAAAGAGGCATGTTCTACAGAGGTGCCGCAAAAAATAAAGCATTAGAAAATGGCAGAAGAGATGCAGAGTATGACTTTGGTACTAATCCTTGTAGCGAGATAATATTGAGACCTTACCAGTTCTGTAATTTATCTGAAGTTATTGTACGAGGAAATGATAACTTAAGCACTCTAAAGGCTAAAGTTCACACTGCTACAATAATAGGAACTTTCCAGTCTACTTTGACTCACTTTCCTTACTTACGTAAGGTGTGGCAGAAGAATACTGAAGAAGAAAGACTGCTTGGGGTCTCTATGACGGGTATAATGGACAATGCTATTACAAATGGCACAGACCAGGGAACTAATTTAGCTGAAGTATTGAAAACTTTACGTGAGGTTGCCGTTGAAACAAACAAAAAATATGCACAATTATTAGGCATTCCTCAATCAACTGCTATTACTTGTGTAAAACCCTCTGGAACAGTTTCACAACTCACAGATTCTGCTTCTGGTATTCATGCTAGACATAGTAAGTATTATATCCGTACAGTTCGTGGAGATAAAAAAGACCCTCTCACAAGATTTATGATGGATAACAATATACCTTGGGAAACAGATGGGTGGAGCAAAGAAAACGCAGTATTTAGTTTTCCTATAAAAGCTCCCGAAGATTGTATTACAAGAGATGATATGTCAGCAGTAGAGCAACTTGATTTTTGGAAAATATATGCAGAAAACTGGTGTGAACACAAACCATCTGTAACTGTATCTGTGGCAAAAGATGAGTGGCTTAAAACTGGCAGTTGGATATATGATAACTTTGATATAGCTTCTGGATTGTCTTTTTTACCACGTAACGATATGGTGTATGAACAAGCCCCATATCAAGATTGCTCTGAAAAAGATTACAAAGAGTTTAGTAAAAAAATGCCAGAGTTCATAGATTGGACTAAGTTAAAAGATTATGAAACTGAAGACAACACTGTAGGTAATCAAACTCTTGCTTGCACGGCAGACAGTTGTGAAATAGTTGACATAGGAAAGTAAATGTGGTATGGCTACTGTAGATAGATTTTTTAAACAAGGACAAAAAGATTTTTTTAGAACATCAAAAACAAAAGGTCGCACGCACGAAAGAACTAATCCTTATAATGCTAATTCTTTTAGAGGTAAAGAATGGTTAAGAGGATTCAATAACAGCTACTTTAAAAACCTAAGGAGAAGTAAATGAGAGAAATGTTATTAGCAGCAGCTAAGTCCTATTATGCAGGACAGATAAATAAGCATATAGCTAACGTGGAGATTTATCTAAGAACTCCCGTGGGTATAGGGGAGCATTCCGATATAATGGAATCTATAGATAAAGAGATTACAGAAATCGGTAAGTATGACGATAGGCTTGCCATGATACTGAAGTACTTTGAAAAAAAGGATGAAACTAAACCTGCTGAAGCAAAAACAAAAAAGTAATGAAACCCTCTATAAAAGATAGAAAAAAATTTGATATTGACTTACAGTGGGGTGAAGTCAGAGAAAAACAAGTTGCCGACATGCTTCAGAATAAAACTATTGAAGTTAAATCTGAAAGAGACATGTGGCAACGGACAGGTAATATAGCAGTGGAGTATGAAAGTTATGGTAAACCTTCGGGAATTAAAGCTACGGAATCAGATTATTGGTTTCATAATTTGTGCATTGGAAAAGAAACCTATGCAACACTTGTTTTTCGCACTGATGTTTTACGCAGTATTATTGACTCCCTTGATTATACTAAGACAGTAAAAGGGGGCGACCATAATGCATCTAAGATGTATTTGCTCAATATACAAAAGTTATTTTCATCAGACGTAATAAAAGCATTTAGAGAAAGGGAAAAAAATGTCAAAAATATCAACACTAGAAAAACCACTAAGTCCAGTGTGGAAAAACGCACAAAGGTACAAAGCTAGATTCTTTGAATCAAAATATCCTCTTTGTGGGACATATTTAGTTTATGTTGTTGAGGGTAGAAAGTGGGCTAGAATATCACAAGGCGATTTAGTCACATCAGATAAAAGCAGTAGACATGCTTTAACTAGATTTAAGATTGGTATAAAAGATTGGGCAAGATTGCCCTCAAAGGAAAAGTGTGATGACATACAAAAAAGTAGAATTAGTAAGTGAAATTTTTGTACATCTTGTGCCTACTGAGAATGGTATAGGCGTAGTCTTATCTCCAGAAAAAGATAACATGTATGCCGAATACAAGTGGAGCGACATCATAGATGACTTAGTAGAGGGCTATACTGTTACTGTGCTAAAAAATAAAGATGTGCGAATTGCTAAAGATGGCAAAGACTTATTGTTAAATATAGCTAATAAACTACATGAAGAGTCTGTTAGACTACGAACTAGAGTAAATGATATGGATGTAGTAGATTAATTAGGGGTTATCTTCTTAAGTAGCTCTAATTCTCTAGTGCTAAGTTGAGTTTGTCCCTCGGCAGAATCATCCCCCTCACCTTGAATTGAAGGGTCTAAAGCTATATTAGATATTATAGCTGCTACACTTTGTTTACCAAGGAATATTTCTTTTAATTTTTCTTTGTTTGTTCTTATGTTTTGTAAAGATGCTCCTGTAAATAAATTTGATACTTTATCACTAACAAATATTTTAGCTAATCTATTTTGTCCTGCTAATCTTGCAATACCTTTTACAAATTTGCCACCCTCTAAGTTAGTGACACCATCTATTATTCCACCTATAATCTGAGCACCAGATAAAGATGCACCGACATCATTCATACCTTTTGATATAGTTAAAGTATATTGATTTAAACCATTTAAAATATCAAAATCTTTTTTACTAAATATTTGCTTAAACACATCTATTCCATTTATTTTTTCAACTACTTCTTGTAATTTAGCGGCATCAATTCTAAAGTCGCCTGCGTTACCAAATGCAGTATTTTTATCTATTTGTTTGAATACTCCGCTGTCAACTGAGAATATGTATTCTATTAGTCCTTTTCTAATATTATTTACTTCAGCAGTTTGCTTGAGTCTTTCAACTGGTTTAACGTCAATGGGTTTCTTTTTACTTTGTCTTGCAACTCTAAGTAGTTTCTCAAAGTTTGTAACAAGCATTTTATCATCTTCAAAATAGCCCTTTATTATTTTACCAAATGGAGTGTTAACACTTAATGTTGTTATATTGACAAAACCTCCAGAGGCTAAATCCTGTAATATTAAAGTATCTTCTATTAATTTATTTTTTGCATCTCTATTAATAGAGCCGTCTGGATTTCTCTTAACTAGTCCCAGCACTTCTAATGCTTTATCATCAAAGCTATTTATATAATCTATAACTTCTTGAGCAGTGCCTTGTCTGCCTGTTTTTATATCAGTTATATTATTTATTTTGTTGCCTATGACTGCATTAAATGAAGTTTTTAGATTTGCAACAGCACTTGTTCCTGATTTAATTTGTTCATCTGACATTCCTCTTTTTATTAAGGCTTGTATTTTTTCATCAGTTAGATTTCTTAACTCTTTCTGTATGTAATCGTTCATAAATCCTATGTTGTCGATTGTAATAGTAGAAAACTCAGTTGGAGCTGTTCCAGTCTTACTTCCTATTATCTTAGTTATGAATTGTCCTGGTTCTTGTTTTACAGGTCCTTTCATAGCATTACGTAAAGCTACTTGTGTTTCCATGGTAGTTTTGTCAAAAGTTTCTTTGTAAAAAGAATTAGCTTTCTTAAGAGCCTCAGCAAGTCCAGGTATATTTTTATCAGGTTTTGCAATTAAGTCTAAGAAAATGTTTCTGAATTGCATAGCAGTTTGTGCTAAAGGTAGGTTTATCGCTGTGCCTGCACTACCATATACATCTCTTGCTAAGTATCCAAAGTAACTTGCATACATTTGTAGTAACTCTGCAGGAGTTTTGACATCAGCATAGTTCACACCAGCAAAGTCTGGGTTTGCTTTTTTAAATTTATTTATCGCTGACACCACCGCTTGTCTAGTGAGTTTTCCATCTTTGTTTCCTAACGTAGCAATTTGACTCACAACATTTCTAATTAAGTTTTCTTGCTTACCTGCTATAGGAACCTCTGGTACTATTTCATCCCCTTGTCTCGTAGGTATTATAGCTTTGTATATATCAGGAAGAGCTTCTCTAATTGTTGATAAGTTATACACAGAGTTTTTTGTTTTATCAAACACATTTTTATATAATGCATCAGATTCAAATTTACGCAAAGTTAAAAACATAGTATCTAATTCAACTAAAGAAGTTCCTAAGTTTCTCATATCTATTTCACTGACTTTAGTTCTGGCGTCTTTTAAGTAAGTGCCTAAATCATCTAAAGTTTTTCTAAATTGTTCAAAATTACCTTTTCCTGCGTTATCTTTATATTTTTGAATGTATTCCACAACAGAGTTCATTTGTTGTTTTATCCTAGAAGGTATAACTACAGATACTTGAGAAGAAATATTTTGAAATCTCTCTAAAATTTTATTAGGTGTTAAATTTGTTATTAAGAATTTGTCAAGAGGCTTACCTATGTCTAGCCTTCCTCCTGTTTGAGTTTGCTCTTGAAATCTCATTGCAGGTTTTACAGATGGGAACTCTCCTTCTTTAGCTTGTGCATCCACTCTTTCTAAAAATTTTAACTTAGCTTTTTCTGCTGCATTTTTTAATCCTCTTTTGAAGTAAAATCCTCCTGGTATAGCGTCTGCAAGTCCTGCCAATTCTTCTCTAAAAGTGCCTCCCCCAGGACTTGTTGTTACATCTAAAGCATTATTTATAAGTCTAACCATGTTTTCAAATAAATTTTTATCTGCATCTTCATTTATTCCTAACTCTTCTTTTACATACTCTCTTAATCTTTCTCTTCCTTTTCCTCCAGCATATAAAGTATAAGTAAAAGCTAATGTTGCAAGAGGTATACCTGCAACAGGTATAGCAAGTAAAGGAGCTGAAACGGCTGTCGCAACAGCTACGTTAGCAGCATAAGTTGGAATTTCGTAAGCTAAAGTAGCACCGAATCGAAGTAGCCCATCCCCAAAAGTTTTAGTTACAGATGAAAATGGAGTGAACTCTCCTGTCTCTGGATTTTTTATGGATACGTATGCTTTAGGCTCTAAGAAAGAAGCGTCTTTATCAAAAAATACTTTAAAGTTGTCTTTTCCTACTGTGTCTTCTAACCATTTTAAATAATCGTCATTGTCATCAACAAAAGCAAGTTCAGCTTGTTGAGAGCCTGGGTATGAGTTTAGAACTTTAGTTGTCTCTGTTTCTTCTGCTGGACTTATACCAAAAAAGCTAGTTTGAGTAAAATCAGATATGTCAATTTTGTCGTCTTTAAATCCTGCTTCTGTCTTTAGTTTATTTATTCTTGTGGCATATTTGTTTTGCTCTTGTAATTTAATCTTTTCAACAGTTTCTTGACTTCTTTCAAAATCCCCTTCTCTAGCGTACCTTACATTAGATTTTATTCCAAAAGGTCCTTCTTGCGTAGGCACGTTCACACTTGTAACTATTCCTGGTTGTACTTCTAATATTTGAGCATCTTCCAAACGTGCAGGCAAGGCTACTTTACCAAGAGGTCCCATTCCAAAAGCACCTTTCATTTGCTCTTCTTCACTTTTGTCCGTTGTACCTTTTACAATCTTGTCAGCTAAGGTCTGATTATTTGTTGTATCTTCAGGAAATAATTTATTTAATATTTGTACATCACTCACGATTCTTGTAACCTCTTTGCTTTTACTTCCTCGTATTCTTTCAGTACTTTATTAAATGCATCTGCATGTCCTACTGCTGCTGTACTAAACTTTGGAGCTTTTGTTATATCAAATAAATTCTTACTTCTGAATTTAAATTCAGCATTGTCCACATTACTTTGGAAAGCATTAACAGCACCAACAGAGTTCTGAACGACCTTGTAATTTTGCAGAGCTATTAACTTATATCTCTCTTGTTGTTTAGCATTCATTTTTTCATACTTTTTCTTATGATTAGGACCAAATGCAGCAGTCATAAGATTATTATGTAGCCTAACTGCAACGCTGTCCTTCTTAAAGTCTATGTCTCCGTCACTATCGTAAGCCGCGGCTGTAAGGTTAGGATATAGTTGAGCTATATTCATAGCCTGGCTGTTCACTAATGCTCTTTCTATGCCTAATAAAGCAGCTCTAGCTAACGGCTTTGACGCAAGAGGATTATCAAGTATTGCTATGTAATTTAATACAAGTCTCAAATCTTGGTCTGATAACCTTGGGTCATCAAATAATTCGTCTTTAACAGAAGAAACAAAAGATATTCTATCTTGTTGAGACATTATTATATCAGCCCCACCAACGCTTTTAGCCCAATCTTCTGAGCCAAATAAACCAAGAAATCCAGTAACTCCTTGTCTAAATTGCCCCTCTATACTAAATGCATTAGGAATTTTCTCCAGTGTGTTCCTTAATCTAAATATTTTAGCAAAGTTATTAGTACCTTTTTGTATTGATGATAATGTCTTTTTATACACTTTGTCATTAGATATAGTTTCATTTCCATTTCTGATGACATACATTGGAATTAATGCAGCATTTCCATTAGGGTCTATGATTTTTTTGAAAGCACTGTTTCCGCTGAATATAACATCACTTGCTAAAAACTCCTCTGTTTTTTGTGTATGGAACTCTTTAGTTTGATTTGGAAATCTTGCTACCATTCTATTAAAAATAATTTTATATTTTTCAGTTGGTTTGCTAGAAGAGTCTTCTTGGAGAGTTGTAATATTGTTAAAGCCTAATTTTGTTATTTCTTGAAAAAGACTGTCTGCTTTAGTTTTATCATTGTCAATTAAAGCATTTTGAAATTCTGTAAACTTAGGGCGTAATTTAAGAATTAGGTTTTTGTTTGCCTCACTAAAAGCTCCAGGCTTTGTAATTAGTTGGTCATCTAATTTCTTAAATCTAGCAAATGATGTTTTATATAAGTCGCCTAATTTGCCTGTAGCACCTTCAAATCCTTTCATAAATACATCAGAGGATATTTGTGTGGTGGGTGTAAACTGAGGTAAATCATAATTACCAGCTAAAACATTCTTGACAGTTTGTGGGTCTAGTCCTGGGTTTCTATTTATAAATTCATTTATTAAATCTTCTCTGCCTCTTGTTTTAAACAGGCTTGTGAATTTAAATTCATCATCAGTCTTTGTCTCAGGCACAACAGCATCTACTTTTGCTTCTGTAACTTCTGGTTTTGTCAACATTTGGTCTGTCTGCTCTATAGCAGTAACGGGTATAGGCTTGCCCTTAAAATGTTTCTTTAAATTTATAAGATGTGTCATAGTTTTAGCTCTGTCATTGCCATACACTTTCATTGTATGAGCAACAACATCTGGATTGATACCTAATGAATTAGCTAAAGTATTTATATCATCTATACCTTTTTGAGCTTTCTGCTGTTCTTCTTGTATTTTAGGAGCAGTCTTTTGGAAAGTTTGAGCTATTTGTTCTATACCTTGCTCATCAAGGTAATTGACAGATTGTAGTCTACGAGTGCCTGCTTGAGCAGCACCTCTCATTAAACCTCTAAATGATACCATCTTCTGTCTCCTGCGTTACTTCTTTTGGTTTCTTTGCCATCAATCCTTTTTGCAAAGGTTCTTCTTCTGTTGTTTCTTCCTCAGTTGGAGGTTCTATGCCAGCATTATAATCTGCAAATTCTTTTTTGCTTTCTTTAAGTGTAGCAATTTTTTGTAATGCGTCACTTACAGTGCCCTCTTGCTCATCTACTATTTTAGGGTCTAATCCTGCTTCTTTACCTAAATAAGTAATTAGTAATATTAAATCTTCTGCAGCTAATACGGCAACATCAGGATTAAATAAGCCTTCTGCAAATCCTGCTAACAACAAAGAATCAACTATTGTTGATACAGAAATATCTGTTTCTAACAAAGTTAATAACTGTGTAGCGGCTGATTCATTATCAAATTTTTCTGAAAAAAATTGTACAACTTCATCTGATGAGTTTAACAATGGTGGGCTATCCCAAGGATATATGCCTGGGTTTGCCGTAAATGATTGTCCAGGAATAGTTGTATCAAATACAGACCTTTCTTTACCACTCGGTAAAGTCATGGTATCTTTTAATTGTATATCCATGTTATTATGCTTTCGTTGACGTTAGTAGACCTAGTCTTTTTCTTATTATAGCATTATATTTACTTGTTGGACCATAGAAAGAACCTGTTGATACTTCTGCAGGTCTTGTGAAACCTGATACTCTAGGTCGCCTACTTGTTGCTCTACCAAACTTTTCATATATACTTGATTGAAAAGACCTTGGAGATTGAACTTGTGTTTGTTGTACAGAGCGTTGCCCTCCACTTTTATTTAAAGTGCCTCCTATTATTTGTGCACCTATTGCTGCTGCTATTCCAATCATCCGAATATTCCTCTATTTATTGCCGCTATACCTAATTCTGCAATAAAACCACCAATAGCACTAGATGATTGTTCATCTAAGTATTTATCATACTGGTCTGCCGATACTTTTGCATCAAGTACAGCCATAGCATAATTAAATGCTCTATCTTGAGCATTCTCTGATGAATTATATACATAGTCTGCTTCATCTCTATATTGTTGCCAAATGTTTGCTAATGCTTGATTTGATATACCTAAGTAATTAGCTGCATTAATTTGATTAGCTGCATTTACTGAAGCTGTGTTTGCGGTGTTTACGTTTCTTCTCCAGGTAGCATTACTTTGGGCTATCTCTAAAGCATTCTTTGTATTAAATTGTTCTCTTGTATTTTGCATGGTAGCACGAAACTGTGATAAGGCATTAGCTTGTCCTGCATTGAACTGCTCATGTGAGTTAGCCTGTGTTGCGTTTAGTTTTCTAATATCAGATGCCAATGTCTCAAAAAACTGATTTACCTGGTTCTGACTAGTAGCATTAAAGTTTTGAGCAGCATTTTGGGCTGCTTGGTCTGACAACAAAGTTTGCAATCTAGCTTGTTGATTTATAGTTTCTGTTTGTTGAGTGTTACTTAAATTAGACATATCCATTTGCAAAAAGCCTTGTGCATTTAATACCATGGCTTGTTGCCTATTATTTAGATTAGCCATATCCATTTTAGCAAAATTAGCTGCGTTTGACAAGGCTACTGTTTGTGCATTATTTAAGTTTTGCAAATTAAGTGTTTCCATCATTTTAGAGTTAGAAAACACTCTCTGCTGTTCTTGCGTAAAATTAAGATTAGCTGCTTCGGCAAATTTTTCAGCGTTGAGGATATTTGCTTGTTGTTGATTTGAGAGGGTTTGACCTGCCAGAGCCGCCTGCACTTGCATTTTCGCTAGAGCTGTTTGTTGTCTGTTAGACATATTAGCTAACGAAACATTTAAATTATTTTGTGTATTTGTTAAGTTTGCTTGCTGTTGATTGTCCATTATTTTAACAGCAGTATTGTAGTATGTTTGAGCATCTGCTGTTGCTATGGGTACAGAAGCCTCTAATATTGCTTGAGTTATAGCTGCTCCTGCCATTGATGAAGCTGCAAGACCTCTTTGTGCCATTACTGCTGTAGCGTTACGCACAACCCCTGCTGCCCAAGATGGTACCTGACCATCTGTAAATTGTTGAGATATACGGGCTAACTGTCCTTGCACTGTCATTTCTGGTGTGACAGTCATTGTGGCACCCTCTACCTGACTTACAAAATCTGTTTGAGCAGGTGTAGTTCCTGCTAAAAATGATGTATCTGCTACTGCTCCTGTTATTTGTTCAGGGGCTGTAACTTGTCTTTGAGTTATGTCTGCTTGTTGTACTAGTCCTTGACTAACTCCTTGTTGAGCTTGTGCTAACGCTTGAGGAGATACAACTCCTTCTTGTGCTACAGCTTGTTGCGTGAGTCCTGTGCCTTGTTGAGCAGTCGCTGTTGGTGTTGTAGTCCCAATTAATGCTGGAGATACTTGTGCTGCTGGAGACACAGCAGGACCTTGTGCTTGTGTGGTTGTAGCTTGTGATATTGGTATATCAGGTTGCCCCTGTAAAGCATATGCCTCTGGAGAAACTTCTTCTCCTGGTTGTATTGCTTGTGTCTGAGGAACAAATTGACTTTGTTGAGGCATTACAGGATTAGTAATCTGTTGTCCCATATACTCATCTACATCCATGGTAGTTGTAGTTGGCGGTGTTACATTACTTATGGTAGTGCCGCCCTCTTGCATTTTTCTTTTTCTAGCCTCTGCCACTATCTAGCTCCCATCAATATCTTGTCTAGCTTATCTTCTAATCTTTTCATTGCATCCATGATGTCATGCATATCTTCTTTTACATCATCTTTACGTGCATACTCTTCTCGTGTCTTATTTAATAATATCTGTAGACGTTTTACCTCTTGGAACATCTTGTTAAATGCCCAACCAAATGGTATAACGACCATAGTTAAGATAATGTTCCAAAATAACATTGCGTCTATTTCCATTATCCAGCAATCTCCATAGCTGTAATAGTTGAAATAACTCTTGAATTGTAAGCAGCATCTACATCATTATTTGTTGAATTAACAACTAAACCAGTAGTGTTTGCATTGTTTGCATTTTTTCCTTGCACACTATAAGTTAGCTCTGATGTAGAACTTGGACTATCTAAAACTTGCATTACTTTACTTTCAATATTGTAATGGTCATTAAAAGAAGAGCTACCATAAATATGTGTCATACCTAGCATTCTGTTTCCTGCTGCACTTGGCTCTACTATAGTGCTTCCCCCTCTAGCAATTCTAAAAGTAAGGTGATAGCCTGCAACTGAAATTTGTAAAGTGGCGATAACATATATTTTACTAGAGGTAGATGATGGAGTAATATTTACAGTTAAGCCAGTTACATTTTCAAAACTTGTATCAAAATCTGCACTATCTGTTTTATCAGTTTTATTCGTGCTTACAACTTGTAAAACTTTACCTGAAAAACCACCACCTATAAATCTTGCTAAATCTGCTGCTTTACTCATGCTAAGTCTCCTAAAACATTAAAGGATTGCAACTCACCATCTCTTTGTGCTTGTGTATAATCATCTACACATAACATTCTTAATACACTTGCACTTGGAGGATTATCGTGGTCAACTGCTATGTTTGTAGTCTGTCCACCTGTGTCTTTCACAGTTCCGCAAGGAACACAGTAATTTCCATTGCTCATGTTATTAGTTATTGCAAAAGAATAATCACCAGTTCCGTTGTCTGTAATAGAACCAAAATTAAAAGAATCTGTTATTGCAGCAGTACCATCACCTTCAAACAAACACCATGCTTTAGCACTCCCACTTGCTACTGTGCTCGTAGCAACACTATTATTACCACTCGCATCTTTTAATGTATCTACTCTTAATTCACTAGCCATTATGCTAAGTCTCCGTGTATTGTAAACATTACAGGGTCATAATCAAAAGCGTCTGCTGCATTATGTATATCAGTTACACCAAATCTATGTGTTCCTGTTGCTCTTGATATTACATGAGCCGAACCTTCATCATCAAAACTTGCATTAGCAGCACACATAAAAGAACAAAAAGAAAAAGCACTACTCAAATCATTTGTAAAATCTAATGTAAAATCTCCAGTTCCATTGTCTGTTATACTAGCAAGATTAAAAGAGTTATCAATTTCTGCTGTTCCTGTTGTATCAAGACTTGCTAAAATCTTTGCTAACCCAGCCATAGTATCTTGTGTACTACCAGATGTCTTTCCTATGCTATCTACTTTTAATATACTTGCCATTATGCTAAGTCTCCTGCGTATTGTAAAAATAAAAAGTCAGCATCATTTAGTGTTGTAGTGCTAACACAATAAACCCCATACTGTGATGTTGAAAACAACTCACTTGAACCTGACATTATAAGTCTGTCATCATTAGTGCCACCACCATCTCGTATACCATAATTAATACAATAAGTCGTATTTGCAAAAGGATTGGTAAAAGTGTCGTTGGACTGCCCACCTCCATTATCCGTAACAGAACTAATATTTAAAGAATCTGCTAATGTGTTATGTGTTGTAGTATGAGACCATGCCTTTAACAACCCTTGTTGCAGATTAGTAGTTTTGCTTCCTTCACCTTGAATAGAAATAGAACCTGCTGTTGATTTGCCTTTTATGGTATCTACATTTAACTGACTTGTCATACGATACTCCAATAACCATTAACAGTGACTGTGGCGTTCTGTGTAATAGGACCTGCACTGACTCCATTCTCATCTGAGTCTATAGTTATGTCTGCACTTATAGTCTGCCCATTTAATCTTATAATACTGTTATTACCTTTGAATGGATAACGTGTGTCTGACTCAGTTTTAGTATAAGTATCTTGAACTGAGAAGACATCATAAACAATCATTTCTACAATATCATTTGCACTTGCTGCCGTCACTAACACGACACTTGTGCCACTTGTAGCTGCATAATCTGTACCTGTTTTGAGGAGAACACCATTTTGGTACACATCCATATACAAGCTATCAGTGTATGCTAATGTTAAAGAATTTGCATCACTACCACTAAAAGAAGTTTGACCTGCAGTCGCTTGGTAAACAAACCTACTTCTTACTCCATTAGAGGGTGATTTTCCTATATATCCCATTATAATTTGTCCATTTCTGCTTTTACTTTAGTCCAAGTTATTTCACTATGTGGACAAGTGGTTGTAGTTTTTGCCATTCCATTTTCTTCTACACCAGTAACCCATTTAATTTTATTAAAGTTTACTTCGTCTATTATTGTTCCACTAAAGACAAACTCACAATTTGACTTTAAAGTTTGTATAGCTTTACTTAACTTTTCAAATTCTTTAATTTCTTCCATTACGCTGATATCTCCATAACAGTTAGTGAAGCCAAAGCATTATTAATCATAGCGTACCCTGTGCCAGAATAAGACCTACAATAAATTGCATATGTAACTTGGCTTGTTGTATTTGGTGAATCAAGAAAAGCACCATTTACATTTACAGCAATAGAATTTGAACCAAATCCCATACCCCAGCTTGAGTTACCAAGGTTTGTACTATCTCTATAAAGTGTTCCAATAAAATGTGACCCTACTGCTGCATAAGTAGGTAATCCAAATAAAAGAGCAACTTTGTTAGAAGATGAAGAAGGTGTAATATCAACCGATACACCTGTTGTTACAAAACTTGTTGATGCTGTTGTTACTTGTGATGCTAATGAAGAACCTAAAACTTGTAAAACCTTACCTGCTCCACTAACAGTGCCAGTAAAAGCAAAGGTGTCAGCTAAATTAATCCCATCAGCTTGTACTTTAGTTAAAGCCATAACCTATTCCTTATGCGTATGGACTGTCACCTAATACAGATGTATCCCAAGCTGCCTTGAGCTTTGCAATAGTGTCTGCATCAGATATAGCTTTGGCTGCAGGTGCATCTCTAAGTGCTTTCTTTTTAGCTACACTTGCAGTCTTTGCACTTGCATCATCTGCTTCTAATGCTTTCATGTACACTACATCTTCTGCTTCTAGTAGTGGTAATCTGACTTCTCTAATTTTATCTTGAAAGATTTTTTTAGCTTCGGTCATGTCTTCAGAGATAACATCACCACTTAGTGTCCATGCTTCTCTAAAGTGTCTATCAGATGGCTTGGTTACAGTTGAAGCATCAACTGTTTTACCATTTCTATCCATTATAAATGTTTTTGGCATTGTGTTCTCCTTTATGCTGCCTTATGAGTGGCATTAATATTCTCATCAATCTTCCAAGCATTTCGCCACTCTCTTGTACTTGGAAGCTGATTCTTTTTACAAATCACTAATCTAGGTTGATTAGCTTTTTGATATTCTCTCCACACTCTTTGTGGTATATCTTTCATAATTAAATATTCTATTGCTTGTTCTTCTGTCATTGCATCAATAGGTTTAGTATTGTGTAGCAAATAACCTCTTGTATGCTTCTTAAAGTCAGGCTTTGCTTCATCTTCTGCTAATGCCCAATATACTTCTACAGGTGGTAGTATGCCACCTTGTAACGCACAAGCCATCCAATTAGGGTCAGGCACAGTTACCTTAGAACACTCTTCAGGTTTATCAGGGTCTTGCCATACAATACGATAGTCTGATTGCTTACCTTCTAAGTTTTCTTTTGCCCAACACAATCTATCCCATAAATGTGTGCCTTGAAACTCTGGTGTTTTTATTGTCATGCTACGTCTCCATCTAATGAAATTAAATTATACTTAGAATCAAAACCACTTCCATTAGCTCCTACAGTTCTTGCAAAATAATCTACTGTTGTTGGTGCTCTCTCAGATGTTCCATCCTGGTGCATAGAATATCCTGTACTAGAAGCAACACCATAATTAGGTGCATAAGCACCATAAACAGAATAATTAATATTCGCCATGGCATTTGTCATGACAGGTTTAAATTCACTTGTGCTTTCATCAGATACTGATGATATGTTAAAACTATCGTTTATTGTGTCACCATTTTGAGCATAGTTAAGCCATGATTTAGCTGAACCATTAAAAATATAACTCGTATCAATAGACTTCTCTGTACCAGTGTTCTTTGAATCAGATGTTGTTAATGTATCAAATGCTATTGTTCCGTTTGTCATTCTGCTAAATCTCCGTGTATTGTAATTGATATACTATTTGCATTTGCACCACTATTTACAGATGCAGTATTTGAAGTAAAAAATCCACCAGTATTTGAAGTAGAACGAGCATGAGTTCCTGCTATTTCTGAGCCACTTAACACAGCAAATGTAGTTTCATCAACTACTGCAGCACCACCAAAAGCAAAATTAGCATTGCCCATAGGATTTATAAAATCAAACTTTTGATTACCAGTTCCAATGTCAGTTAATGTAGTAGCATTAAAACTATCTGTATGGTCAGGTGTTGTTGGGGTTGAATCAAAAAAAGTCCAAGCCTTACATAATCCTTGTTGTAAGTTTGTGGTTTGAACACCACCCTCTCCTGTAACAAGAATGCTACCTGCTGAAGTTGTACCTGTTAAGGTGTTTGTTTTTATGGTACTCATGCTAAATCTCCTGCCACCATTACAGTGGAGTATGCTCCATCATCATAACTATCTCCTTGGTCTATACCTTGAACTCTTAAATTAGCTCCTGACTTAGTCCAAGACCTATCAAAATACAAGGTTACATAACCTATTGTGCCATCTTCGGTAGACATACCACTAACACTAGGAAAAGTATTACCAAAAGCATTAGTCCAAGTATAAGTATAATCTCCAGTATCATTATCAGTTAAAGAAGCAACATTAAATGAATCATTAGTTGTAGGACTATCACCTGTATGATGAATAAATGCTTTAATAAGACCTTGTTGCAGATTAGTTGTTGTACTATTTCCTTCGCCTGTAACAGAAATAGAACCTGCTGTACTTGTACCAGTTAAGGTGTCTGTTTTAATTGTACTCATAATGTTACTAACCTTCCACCACTTTCAACTGTCAATGTTACACCACTTGATATTGTAAGAGGACCTGTAACATTTGCATTTTCAGAAGAGGTTATTGTTATATTAGAATCCAACGTTTGTGAGTTAGTTCTAAATAAACCACCTGCTTTAAAGTTACCTTTAAATTCAGCAGTAGGTGTTATAGATTCACCTGCTAATCCTAGAAAGTATACAAAAATATTATTTGTACCACTTGAAGGTGCTGCAGTAAAAGTAAGAGTAGAACCATCAGGCACAGTATAAGCAGAACTATCTTGAACAACACCATCTACAGAAACAAGTATATCTTGTACAGTACCTATTGTTCTTCCTAAAGCAAATGTAGTATCACTTCCATCACCATTAAACCTCACCACTGAGGGTGGAGCTTGAAAGTTAGCAGGAAGTGGATTACCTATAATTGCCATTATGTAATCTCCATGATTGATACTGCTATGTCAGTTGCACCTGATGCAGTTAGTTTTAATACATCAGTAGTTTCCATTACAACTTTATTACCTGCTAATAATTCAAGAGATGAACCTGCAGGTATAGGTGCGTTTGTAACTAACTCCACAGTTTGATTTGCTTCATTGTTTGCACCTGACCTATTGCTTGTATCTGATTCTATTGTAACTGTTGCAGTAACTTGACTTGTTGTTGTATTACCGAGCATAATTCCTAAAACAACTGTTGTTGTAGAACTTGCTACTGTGTAAATGACATCAGCACTTGTTACACCTGCTTTAGTTACTAATTTAAATGTATTTGCCATAATTGTATCCTATTTTTTAACCCAATGCAATAGCTAATGCAGTTGGGTCTTCACTTGAAAAGCCTGCACTACTCAAGTATGTTTTAACATCTGATAATGCAACCTGTTTCATTGTTCCATTGTCGTTTGTTACTACCCTGTCTGCATCAACTAATGTTGTAGAAGAAGCAGATGTATTACCATCCATGATGTTTAATTCCGCTGCAGTAGATGTCACACCATCAAGTATGTTTAGTTCTGCAGTTGTCGCTGTAACACCATCAAGAATATTTAATTCGGATGCAGTAGAAGTTACTCCGTCAAGGATGTTTAGTTCTGCAGCAGTAGAAGTAACAGTTGTACCATTAATGGACAACGCATCTGTCTCAAGTGTTCCATCTATATCTGCATTACCTGATATATCTAATGTAGCTGCATCAAGCTCGCCTGTCAATGTAACATTTCTAAAACTTGCTATATCTTTATTTGAGTCTACTACAACTGCTTTTGATGCTACAACTGTTCCTGCAGTTGACCCATCAAGTAAATTTAACTCTGCAGTAGTAGAGGTTACTCCATCTAATATATTTAATTCTGCAGTGGTAGATGTGACACCATCGAGAATGTTGAGTTCTGCAGCAGTAGAGGTTACCCCATCTAAGATATTTAATTCAGCAGTTGTAGAAGTTACCCCATCTAGTTTGTTTAACTCTGCAGCAGTGGATGTAATTGCTGTTCCGTTTATAGCAAGTTTGTCTGTAACAACATTAAATGTACCATTGTCTTCAACTCTTGCTACTTCAGTGCCATCTCTCTGTTGAAAAATTATATCTTTAGCATCGGCAACAGGTCTAATAATTACATCACTAGATGAGTTGGTAATCCTTAGTATTTCTGTTCCGTTATCTTTAAATTTAAAATCACCACCATTAGCATCAAAATTTATGTCACCATTGATATCTAGTGTAAAATCTCCACTGTCAGATATAGTGCTACCATTAATAGTAATGTCATCTACTGTTAATGTTGTAAGTGTTCCTAGTGATGTAATGTTTGTCTGTGCAGCAGTTTGTAATGTACCTGCTAACTGTGTAGCAGTTAATCTTCCTGTGCTTGGATTGTAAGTTAAGTTACCATCACTCTCTAAACCTAAATTACCACCATCTACGTCACCACCTGCCGTAAATACAACTGCGTTGTCTTCGTTTGTACTTTCATTATCTGTTATTGTAACTGTTGTTGCTACTGCTGCAGTTGTAGCGTTGGATACAGTAACACCTGCTATAACAGTATTTAATGCAGTGCCACCCACTGTGATTGCATCTGCTTCAAGTGTACCATCTATATCTGCATTACCACTAATGTCTAGGGTAGCTGCGTCAAGCTCACCTGAGATTGTAATATTTCTACCACCTGATATGTCTTTATTAGAATCAGTTATAATAGCTTTACTTGCTATTACAGTTCCATTCGTAATGCCATCTATTAAGTTGATATCTGTAGCACTAGCAGTAACTCCATCAAGAATGTTTAGTTCTGCTGTTGTCGCAGTAACCCCATCCATAATATTAAGCTCTGATGCTGTCGCAGTGACACCATCTAAGATGTTTAACTCTGATGCAGTAGCAGTTACGTCAGTGCCATTTATAGATAGCTCATCTGTTTCAAGTTTTCCATCTACATCCACATTCCCTGATATATCTAAAGATGCTGCAATGAGTTGGTCTACTTGTAAATCTTCGTGGCTAGAACCTAACTTTAATTCAAACTTAGGACCTGTTGTATTATATGTAAATGTAGCATCATCTCCACTACCACCTTCAAGAGTTATACCTGCACCATTTACGACTGCACTTGTACTGTTACCACTATCTAATACAATATTGTGGTCATTTAAATTTACAGTAGTAGAGTTTACTGTAGTTGTTGTTCCTGATACAGTTAAGTTTCCTGCTAAAGTTACGTTAGCACCACTAAATGTCATAGCAGTTGTAGGTGTAGAACCTGATTGAATTACTAACTCACCACTAGAGTTTTTAAGATTAGCAAAAGTTGTTCCACCATCTTTTAAAGTTATATCTGTACCATCTGCATCAAGTATGATGTCTCCTGCAGAGTCCAACGTCAGTGTAGAACCTGTAATATTATTGCCGTTTACATCTAAATTACCACCTAACTGAGGTGTAGTGTCTTCAACTATATTATCTAAACCTGTGCCTGATACTGCTAATCCTGAAACAATAGTGCTTCGTGTAATTTTCTTTAGACCACCACCTGAAGTATCTACTGCTAAAAACACATCATCATTTGCAACTGTAGATATTTCTGATAAATCACCTACTGCTCTTGGGTTAAAATCTGTGCCATCTGCAATGAGTAAGTGACCTGCAGTGTTTGTATTCATAACTATAGCATCACCTGAAACTGTTAAGTCACCTGTCATACTTACATTTCTAAAACCACTTACGTCTTTGTTTGAATCTGCTATAACTGCTTTTGATGCAGCTACTGTACCTGCAGTTATACCATCTACTAAATTCAACTCTGCTGCTGTGGATGTAACTCCGTCAAGTATATTTAATTCTGAGGTTGTTGCAGTAACACCATCTAAAAGATTTATTTCTGTTGCACTTGCAGTAACTGCTACGTTTTCATTTATCTTTGGACTAGTTAATGTTTTATTTGTGAGAGTATCTGTAGTTGCTCTACCTACAATAGTATCTGTAGTTGCAGGTAAAGTTAGTGTAGTGTTACCAGAAAAAGCACTGTGAGCAGGAGCTTGAAGTGCAGCGTAGTGTGCATTACTAGACTCACAATACATTCTAAGTTCTGATTGTGACCCAGTGTTTTTTAATTCTATTACACCACCTTCTACTGTAAGGTCGTCACCTACAGAAACATCTCCTGTAACTGTTACAGAATCTACGTAAGCATCTTTAAATCTAACACCTGTTGTACCTAAGTCTACATCACTATCTGTCTGTGGTCCAAAGACTCCATCTGAAACAAATACTTGCTCTGCATTCGCTGCATAGAAATGTATTTCATTAGCAGTCTCAAAGTCTATTTTTGTTTCGTTATCTTCACCAATTTTAATATCTGTTGCAAGTAAACTAGTTATACCTGTTTGTGCTGCATCAATACTAATTACAGAGTTAGATGCAGATAAGCCTGTACCTGCAAATAGCGTGGCAAGAGATGCCACAGTTGTTAATTGTTCTGTTGAACCATCAGAGTCTAACGTAGCAAGTTTATCTCCATTTACAGGGGTAACATCACTTAGTTCTGATAAATCTAATGTTACTGTTACGTCACCTGAGGAACCACCTCCACTAAGCCCTACGCCTGCAGTCACACCAGTAATATCACCTGCTGCTAAATATGTTGTTAAATCAGAAGCAGGTATTTGTTTGGTTGTATTACCATCTATTATAATAAAGGCATCACTGTCAGCAATAGTAATAGATGAAGTTGATTTAGCTGACCCATCAAGTAAATTAAGTTCACCTGTGGTAGAAGTTACACCATCAAGTATATTTAGCTCTGCAGTGGTTGAAGTAACACCATCTAAAATATTTAACTCTGATGCAGTTGAAGTGACACCATCTAAAATGTTTAACTCTGCAGTTGTTGCAGTTACTCCATCAAGTATATTTAACTCTGATGCAGTAGAAGTCACCCCATCTAAAATATTTAACTCTGATGCAGTGGCAGTTACTCCATCTAGAATATTAAGTTCGGCTGCAGTGGAAGTAATAGAAGTTCCTGCTATTTGTAGTGTCGTTGCATTTACTTCGCCACTAGAACCATATACAACTGCTTTGCTATTTACTATAGTACCTGCAGATGAACCATCAACTAAATTTAATTCTGTTGCAGTTGAGGTTACTCCATCGAGAATATTCAACTCTGCAGTAGTAGATGTTACTCCATCTAATATGTTTAGTTCTGATGCAGTAGAAGTAACTCCATCTAGAATATTTAGTTCTGCTGCAGTAGATGTAATTTCAGTGCCACCTAAAGTAATAGAACCTGAAACATCTAAGTTACCATTTAAATCAACTGTAGTAGCTGCAATTTGTATTTCTGTATCTGCTACTAAATCTAGTTGTCCGTCTGCACTAGAATTGATGTATATTGCTGTGTCTCTAAATTGTAACTTTTCTGTAGAAGCAATAAGTATGTCATCACTAAATTCAAAATAATCCTCATCTTCTTTCCATGTTAATACACCATCTGATGTTTCACCATCAAATGTCACTGCTATATCTGTTCCTGCAGTACCATCACCTATCGTAATAGCAGTACCAAGTAGTTTGGTAATAGGACCACCTTCGTTAGCTGTGCCATCGTGAGTATGCCCTGTACTTGCTTGAAATGCTGCTAATAACTGATTAAACTCATCATTGGTATGAGCTGCAGTTATTACGTCTCCATCACTGTAGGAAGATTGTCTAGTGTATGTTTGACCCATTTATCTTCTAGCTCCTGTTTGATATTCTAGTTGAAATCCTTTTAAAGAATATGGTGCAGTAGTGCCACCATCATTTACTCTTAGTGCAACTGCAAAACCTGAACCCTCAACTGATTGTCTAAATAAAGGTCTTGACGTTCCACCATAAGTCCCTTTTAAACTAGAACTTGTTCCGTATGTAGATGTTCCATACAACGCTGCAACATCTTCTGAATCTAACGCATAAGCTGTGGGTTGAACAGCATCTCTAGATTCATAATCATATCTTAAAAATAAATCTGCGTCTATTGATGATTCAGGTTCAAAGTTTACAATGACACGTTGCATATGCTTACGTATACCTGCATCACCAAATGTTAAGTCAGGACTTCTATACTTACCACTTATTATTGTGCCATCAAAGTCATTACCTGACTCTTGCCTATAAACAAACCCATTGGCATAATCACCATGTAAAATTATTACATTTCCTGCACTTATGAAAGTATCTGTTGAAGCAGGTTTTATGCCTTTCATTTTAGAAAACTCAAATCTTTCGCCTTTCAAAACACATATAACTCCTTGAGTAGAGCCTTGTGCTTGAGCAGCCTTTGTAAAAAATACTCTGTATTGAGTTTTATCAGGTATAACCACTGACTCAAATTCTGACGCACTATCTAAGTTATCATCAAATAAACTCTGCACGTTAGAACTTATAGTACCCAATTCAACGTCACCAATTCTTGCAGTACCTGCAACTGTTCTTAATCCATCAGGACCTAAGAATATTAAGTCACCTGCAAATTCTTGGATTGTATCTCCATTGATACAGCCTATATCTCTTGTTACTGCAGTTATAGCAAAATCACTACTTGATGTTCCTGACAGTTTAAATATTCTGTTTTCACAAAAGATAAATAAATTTTCTCGGAAAACTTTAAGTCCAGTTATAGTATCATCAACTTTAATACTTCCTGCACCACTTGCTGTAAGAAAGTTATCTTCATCAAAAGGCACACTAAATATTATCTCTTGTTTAGAGCCAGACATACCTGCGTAGAACATATGTTCTTTAAATGCTGTTACAAATTTTGCACCTGTAACTGCAGTGCTAACTTCGCCAGTTCCTGCTGAATCTACGTCTGTTGCACTAAATGATGTATTAAATACTGTTGGTGCATTTGTACCATCTGCAACAATTAATTTATCGTTACCATCAAAGTTAAATCTTTCAAAATTATATTTACCTGCATTAGTTCTTCCACTATCTACTGTTGTCCATGAAGAACCTCCTGCATCTGCAGTAAATATATTTGTTCCTCTTGCTGCTACAACTTTACTTGCAAAGGTAGCAACCATTAATACTCTTTCTGAAGTATCAGAAGTATGAGGAACTACTGCTGTTACGTATTTACTAAATCCATTTATTCTTCTGTAACCACCCTCAATATCAGGCTCGAAGTTTTCTAACTCAAGTGCTTCCCCTGGTTGCATCATAAACGTAGAACGATTTAAAACCAGTCCTCCCTCGCAGTTAAAAGATACTGGTTGTGTTCTGGATAAATCTGGCATTATGTTGTCGTTTCTGTGCTAAAATATCCAGCCATTGTAGCTGGTCTTAGGACAACTGTAGACCTTACGTACTCATATTTATTAACAAGTAAAGTCTGCATATTTTTTATACCTTGTTCAAATCTTGCAAAGTTTAATTGATATTGCTCTATTTCACCTCTGTACTGATAAACATAAGATGTAGCACCATCCACTATAACTGGTGCAAACCTATCTGGTATTGTTGTAGTATCTCCGTGTGCTGACATTGTAGTTGGAAAAGTGAAATAATCAAACTTCAAAGTGTACGCTTTATCTGGGAAAGGATAAAGAATATAATTATTGTCCAAAGTTCTAATTATATGTGTGGGGATTCCTCCACCACTAAACTGAGCTACCTGTGTTCCACTGCTGTGAGCTGCTGCTGTTGTACTATTAGCACCTCTAGTTGCCCCTGTAAAAGTAGTAGAAGTTGTTCCTGTATAGGTTATCTGTTCATTTTCAATGAATAATGTTCCAGAGCTATCGAACCCTGATGTGCTTGCCACTGTTACAGTCGTGGCTGAATCTGTTAAAGTCCCATCTAATGTAGTTGTATCTATTTCATCTTCTTGTTCTACATTATCGGCTATATATTGATTATAAGTAAGAGGTGTTAAACTGTTGCCTCCTACTCCTAAATCGGTGTTTTTTACTATTCTTGCTGTGTTATAATCTATGTGTTTAGTTGATGTAGGAACACTGTATTTAAATGTTCCAGGAACCAACGTGCTAGTATTAGTAGCATGATTAAAAGGATAACTAAATTCTTTTTGGTTTATATAACGTACTGCTTCATTGACAGCATTTTTTGCTTGCACTTGTATACCTCTAGCGTTAGAAAAATTTGATGAAGTTAGTTCAACTTCATTTAATCGTGCTAATACGCTATTGGTTAATGTAAGAAAAGTTTCTGCCATGATATAAAAATAGGGTGGCAGTATTACCCGCCACCCGTTAAGTTAAGTTATGCTAACTGGTCTCTATCGACTTCGTCTGGCTTATCGTCTAATCCATGACCTGCTAAATCAATAACAGTTGCATAGACTCTAAGTCTGCCTGTAGCTGGAGCAGCACCTGCAATAGTACAATCAATAGTATCAGTTGATGTAATAAATTGAGTATACGTTGAAGCTGCACTTCCTACAACAGTGTTAGTTTGACCATTAGTTCCTGCTGCACAAAAACCTGTGGAGGTTATATCTGCACCATCAATAATGTCATCACCACCACCAAAGTCCATATCAAGAGTACAACTTGAAGTAAATGCTTTCATTACTTCTGCACCTGAATTTAGAACTAAAGTGTTTGCAGGGATTTCTAACACCTGAAAGACATCTCCGTCTGAAAAGCTACCACCTGCTGCTACTAATGCATCAATATCAAGGTAAGCCTCAATATTTCTCATCACATTAGTATTTTTAGATGATGGCATAGCCACAATAGAATCAGAAGATACACCAGTAGTATCTTTTGAGGTTAAATCAAAAGTTGCCATTTATATCTCCCTTACGCTACGTTATACTTAGCAGTTACGATTGCTTCTGGTCGAAGAATCTTTCTGCCATACAAATGCATACCTCTTACGATATCTGCAAATGAATCAGGGTCTCTGTAAGACTCTGTTTTTGTTATCTGAGAAGCTGTTGCCACTGCTGAAGAATGACCTGCTACGATAACACCAAAGTTTGTATTTTGGTTAGCTGAACCTGATGTCCCAGGTCCTGTACCAGCAGAAGGTAAGTTATTTGACATATATACATCAAAACCATGTATTCTGCCAATAGTTAAACCTGCTCTCAATCCACCTGACTCGCCAAAGTCTGCATTTAAAAGTCTTGAATCTTCATCTTTTAAAACTTCAACGAAAGTTGGATGTAGAACTAGCCATCTACCATCTGAATCGACAAACTGTGTGTCTAACAATCTGCCCATTCTTGCAATGACTTGCAATGGTGTAGCAGTTGCTGTAGCCTGTGCTGTCGCACCTGGCATTCTTGGAGCTAACGGAATAGAGTGGTCTCCAGCACTTGAAGTAGTGATGTTACCAAAGCTATCTTTTCTTAGCTTCATGCTTGTTAACAATTCATCAGAACCTGCAGTTGATACTGCTTTTGTGCCACTTACTGTGTCATTAGCAGTTCCAGCAACAGTATTTAATGATGATTGCTTGAAACCAGATAAATATCCAAGAATCTCTTGGTCATGTTGGTCTCTTAGTCTGTAGCCTGCTCTATCAGATGCTAAAGACTCAAAGTTTACATGACTGTGTGCTTCTTCGATATCATCTACTTTAAAAGCAAAATAGTTTGCTTTATCGACAACGAGAGAAAAATCCTCATCATCTAAGTCTTGTGGTTGAATATTAACTCCACGAGCATATTCTTTTACAGTGATTTCTGGCTCTTTAATAATTTTGACAGTATCACCATAGTTCGCAATCTCTCCAAAGTAATCACTATTAGTGATTGACTCTACAACAGAGGTCTTACGAAAAGCCTGCTGAACCTTTTGGGAATAAATAATAGGGCTAAAATTGCCATTAGGTAGATTCCCGTATCCAGCCGCAGTTTTGAAAGCCATAGTTTCCTCCTCGGCTAATAGTTGGTTAAATACGAGTTACATACACAATCAAAAGGCTAGCTTCCATTTGGTATCCTCATAGAGGGGCAAACTCAGACTAGGTAGTTTTTATTAGTATAAAATTCGTGAAAAATGTAAAAGTAGGTGGTCGTCACAAAGACGGGCTACTATTTATACATTTTATATCATACAAATGAAAAAAAGTAAAGAAAAATTTTAAGCACCAGGTCTGGTCATGTCATATATAAAATTACCAGACTGTATTGCTTCTTTTATCATCTCTTCGTTTTTCTCAAATTCGTGGGGTCTCATTTTAGCTACATCAGATTCTCTGATTTGATTTGACTGAGTGCTTTTTGAATTTGCAGGACTTGAGGTTGTGCCTTTTGTAACTGCTTTAGCAGCTTCTTTATTATCAGTCTTTTTCTTTGCAGTAGCTGTTATACCCATATCTACTTTATATAAATCTATAGCTCTTGCTGCAGATTTAGAATCTGTTTCATTTTCATACAATGCCTGTTGTACCCATCTAGGTTGTGTTTCAACCCAGTCATGGAACTCTTGGTCATTTCTAATATCATCAAAGTCTGGATGTATTCTCATAAGTTCTGCTTCTGCACGAGCACGGCTCGCCTCGGCTTCCCTATCTGCAAGAACTTTCATCCTGTCCTCAAGAGTTGTATCTAATTCCTTTGCTTTCTTTGTAGCTATTGTTTCTACAATTTTTGCAACATCTGGATATTCTTGTGACCATTTATCTATTTCTTCATCAGACTTTGGTAAATTTATTTCTTTCTTAGCAGTTTGTGCTAATTGTTCTTTTAATTTAAATATTTCATCTTGATATGATTTTTCTTTTTCTTGAGAGTGTCTACGTAAGTCACCATACCTCTTTTTAAAAGTTTTTTCTTCTGGAGCAAGAGATTCGGTTTCTGCCTTATCTTCTTCCTCAACTTTAGCTTTGCCAAGAGCTTCGTCTCTTTCTTTAACTAAAGCATTTAATGTTTCTTCTTCTTTATTATCATTTCTTGTATATTTTATAGGTTCTTTTTTAATTTCTTTTTTTACAGCCATATCAGCCATGTTTTTCTCCTAGGGTTATCGTAGCCATTATTGGGGGATAAGTAGCTAGTTTCTAATCCATAATTATTTTTTACGGATTGCACATCCTGCTAAGTAAACTATAGGATGTATTATTTTACAAAAGATGTTGCCAACAATACTGTCTTTGGCTCTGCCCTTTGTCAAAATATGTCTTAGATGTTTTGTTCTTTCTTTTGCGAAGTAAGCACCAATTTTTGTTAGTACGTTATTAACTCTCATGCCACTAACAAAAGGTTTGAATAACCAATGATAACCTACTTGGTGAGTGCTTGTCAAGTATTTTTTCTGATACACATACCATATCTTCATAGCTTGTGCCCAATCATCAAGTTGAGTCTGTCTATACATTTCTGTGCAAACTATTTTTCCTCCACCAGTGTCAGATGTAGCTGCATCATCTGCGAATGTTCTACTCAAATCTTTTCCTTTAGTTGGGTCTACTGTGGTCTCTTCAGCAGTTTGTGTGCCTCCAACACCTTCTACTCCTTCAGTGCCTTCTCCTGTTCTACCTGCACCTGTTGCTCCTCCTAAATCTCCAGAAGTTCCAACTCCACCATCGTCATCATCATCACTACCAGAACTAAATACTCCTGTCGCACTAAATTGAGAACCTCTAGGTGCAGCACCCGATGGACTATACCCTTTACCAGTTAAAGCTGCATTTGTTGCTGTTCCTGGAGCTACAGTCTCTGGATTAAACCCTCTTGATAAACCTATTTCAACTCCTTTTCTTTCTTCTTCTTTAGTTTGTCCATATCTATTTCTAGGCTCTTGTTCAACAGTTGGAACTATAATATCCTCAGGGGATTCTCTTCTATTTCTATATACCTCCTCTAGTCTTTCTAATGTACTTTTTACTGTTGGGTCTGTTTCCTTTATGGTATTTGTTTTTCCTGTTAAGAAATCCATTTCTGCTTTAGTTAACTTAGCATCTCCTATCTTGCCTGTTATATCTCCTGGAGCATAACGAAAATCAGGAATATTTTGAGATTTTAAATCTTCTACTTTAATAGGTTCTCTACCAACTTGTATTTCTTTTTCTTTATCAAGTAAATTAGAAACTTGGGTATTTAACGAAGGTGCTTTAACTGTTGGTGCTTCTCCAACTATACCTTTTTCCTCTTCGGCTATATCGGCTGCAGCAGCAGCATCTTGTTTAACTGCTTCCTGTGTTTTACTTTCAAAAGAACTTCCTCTTAATTTTGCTACTTCATTCTTTCCTGTTGCAATTATCTCTGCATCATCTTTGAATAATCCCATGGCATTCATTACAGGACTAGCAATTCCTCTGGCTAAAGCTCTTTGTCCCTGATTTATTTTAGCTATTGAATTTTTTATGTCATCACTAGGCTCAATAAAATTTATGTTACCTGTTTTTCTGTAATCACTAACACTAGCAAGACCAGTAACATTACCTTTAAAATCATATTGTATGGCATACTCTTGACCTCCGATATCTACTCTAGCACCACCTAATTCTGCCATTTCATTATTATCGTCTGAACCAGATATATCTGATGAAGTCACTGGTGCAGTTCTTCTCGCCATGCCTTGGTTATTCTGAGGAGGAGGAGTAGTGGTTTCTTCTCCAGGGGGTCTTGTAGCATCTGATTGAACATCTTTATATGCTCCTACATTACCTGCTCCTACAACAATATTAGGATTAGTAACAGGACCTGTTGCTAAAGCTGCAGGACTTCTAAATGCTGCAGGAACAACTCCCGTTGTCCCAGTCACGCTAGGTTGTAGTCTATCTTCAATACCATCTTTATTTCTATCTATAAATCCTGGGGTTCTTATAAATTTGGCAGAAGCTGCTTGAGGTGTTGTAGCAGTTCCAAATTGTCCTAGTGCAGGATTATAAGTCTGTTGTTGTTGCTGTATTCCTGGAGTTGTGGCAACACTGGGACCTGATGCTAAAGCTAAACCAGCTTGAGCTTTCTTAGGTTCATCATCTACATATTCTACTTGTCCAGCATCTTCCATTTGTTTTAAGCCCATAAGAGCCTCTCTTCTCATCCCTTCATATGTTCCAAGACCATGATAACGAACTACATTAGCAGGCACTACGAGTTCTCCTTTACTTAATAATACTTGTTGGTCATCTGCAACTTCTTCTGATGTTGCACCTGGAGGAGGGTCTTGAGTATCTCCCATAGAGGCTTGCTCATATGAAGGTGTACCAGAGCCTAGACCTATAACTACAGACATACCTTCTTTTGTTTTTGTTCCTCCTTTTTTCATAGGGGTAGGAGTTTCTTCTTCCATTGGTTGCATTGGTTGCATAGGCACTAACGCTGTTTGCATAGGAGCTGTTTGAACTGGTGCAGTTGCCATTGGGGGAGGTACAACTAATCCTTGTTTTTTATCTTGCTCATATTTTTTAGATACTAATTTTATGGCTTCGTCTCTTGGGTCAATAACTTTTGGTGATGCCCCTTTTTGTGGCATTTTTTGTGCTGTTTGTCGTTTGTTACCAACTGGATTACTTTGTTTATTAGTCATAGGTAACATACCTAATCCTGCTCTTGCTTTTTTTGTTTTTGCCATTGTGCCCCCCTGTTTCATTTGTCTGGCTATTCCTATTTGTTTACTTATTTGTTTTGATTTAGCTACAGCTTTATCTGCTGTTTTTTTACCTAATGGTCCTTTTACTAAGATGTAATCTTTTTTATCTAATGCTTCATCAATATCTGCATCACGTAACTTCCCATCTTTACCCATTCGCAAAGTAGGATATATTACCTCTCCTCCTAAATCTTTTACATACTCATTTGCTGTTTGAACAGTAGCTCCATTTTTACTAGGAGTATTTTTATTCATAGCTCTTGAAAGCCATGCTGGTCTATTATCAAGCTCCATTTCTTGCCTTTGCTATTACTTCTTCACGTAGTGTTTTTATTCTACGTAATTCTTTTATAGCTCCTTGGGCTTTATTAATATCAGATATTTTATCTTGTTGCTCTAATAATTTATGTAATTCCTCTACTCTATAGTTCATATACTTTTCTAAAGCATCCATTGTTTTTTTATCGTTAACTACTTTTAGTAGTTCTTTAGCCACCTCTTGTATCATTGCCTAAGACCACCAAGTAATTGTTCTAACTGAGCAGCAGCGGCTGGTTCTTGAGGTTGCTGTTGAGCAGGATTCTGTGGAGCACTAAATCCTTGTTCTCCAGGAACGGGTGCTTGTCCCACTCCTATATTACCTGCTCCTCCTCCTGTTGGGTCATTAGGACTTAGTCCTTGAGCTTGTTGTTCTTTCTGAGGTAAGCCTCCTGCAGCTTTCAATATCTCTGCTTGTTTAAATGCTTCTCTTTCATCATTAATTAATTTTTCAGAGTCTAAATCCATAGCATGTCCTAGCTCTCGTAATATAACAGGTATCTTTAAATATGGTGCAACTGCAGCATTTCCTGCCATTTGTAAAAGTTGTAAAAGTCTTTGACTTCTAACTTCATTCTTCATAAGACTTTCAGTTCCTCTGGCTTTTACTTCTAAATCGCCACGAGCTTCTGGGTCAAAATCAAACTGCATGTTGAAAGCAAACAAAGCCTCTCCTAAAGGTTGTAGTAAATAATCATCTAAATTTTTAACAACACTTTTAATACTAAGTTGTGCTGCTCCCATAAGCATGCTTATTCCTGCAGCAGTTCTTCCTGTGCCTGCCACTCCTGTTTGTCCATGAGAATATGAAGGTATGCCTGTTGCATCATCTGCTAAAGCTCTTGCTTTATCAAACATCATCATGTTCTCTGTACTTACGTTAGGATACTTTGTTCCAAACAAAGCTTGCCCTGGAGCTCCCCCTTGTCTTCTAAATACTTTTCCTGGGTATACTTGTAAATCTTGACCAGGCACTAAATTAGTTTCGTCTATTTCAAAAACTAAATTACCTGATAATACAGCATTGTCTACTGCCATTCTCATAAAACCATTCATAAGTGTTTGAGTATCAGACATGTTTTCCGCTAGTCCAACACCAAAGAAACTATAAGGATTGATTTCATAAGGTGACGCACAGTATGGAATACGTTTTGGTGTAAAAGGATTAACAACTAATCTAAGTATTTTATTGTTACATACCCATACATTAACTTGTAGAGTATCCATTTCTTTATATTCATCAGGTATCTCAAGTCCAGCAGCTTCAGCTATTGTTTTATCTAAGTTACCCCAAAACTCTAACACTTCAAATCTATCTACATTATATTGTGTTTCGTTATCTCTTAAATCTGTTTCCCACCATTTACGGACATAATTGTATCCCATCTCAGCACATTCATCTATAGCCTCTGCATCAAAGTAGGGTCGCTTCTTTAAGTTTCTTAATTCAGAATAACTTAATTTATGTCTTTCTACTACATATTCTACTTCAGACATATTATTAGCATCATAGTCTGGATAAAAATTCCATATAGAAACAGACTCTACTCTTGGTACAGTATCAGTTTCTGGTGAATAGTTTCCTTCTTCATCCCAGTTTGCTCTTTCTTTATCAAAAGCAAAAGGACCTTTTAATATTCCTGTTCCAAACAATGCCATCTCAAAAGCAACTGTTCTTAAATGTTTGGAAGCATTAGACTCTTCTAATTGGTCTAATATAGTTTTTTCCATTCTTTTGGCTGCTTTTTGTGCAGGATAATATGTTTGAGCTGTTGGTGTTAATCCAGCACCAGCTTTTAATTTATCTTTTATATCTTCTAAATCATCAGAGAAAGCCCCAAGCATCATGTCATTTTGCAATGATTCTTGAGTTGCTCCTCTTGGTATGTCTCTGCCATCCCCAGGAAATCCATGTACTGTACCTAGTTCGCTTAAGGCACTCTCAGGATTCTTCGGGTCAAAGTTTACAGCCTCTGTTACACCATCTGGTATTCTAGTTGCTTCAACCCCTAACGGAAATCTTTGCCCTGCAAATAGAACATCTATGATTTGACCATAAGCGGCTAATACTTTTGTTTTAGTTATCTTTATGAATACTTTAGATTTTTCTGTTTCAGTAAATTGTGTTTCAGATGTATATAGTCCTCTGTACTGTCTGTAAGAGTTTAACCATCTTTGCTCATCATATAGTCTACTGTCTTCTGCGTTCTTGAATTTTTCGTTTACATACGCAGCTAATTCATCCTTAGGATTCTCTGGGACAAACACCAGTTCTTCTACATTATCATTTTCTTCATTCATAATTAATATCCAAATACTTTATCTGCAGGATTCCAAGTTTGTGGAATCTTTGCTGGGTCATAATCAAATATTGACCTTGACCTTGGTCGTGTCATAACACCATATCTTAGTGCATCATATAAGTGGTCTTCTGATTTTGTATCTATATCTTCAGAGTTACTTTTATCTAAAGGTATAACAGGTAACTGAGATATAAGATTGGTGCAAGTGTTAAATATAGTTAAGCCTGCCTCTTCTGTATCTTCATCAACTTGTAATCTTCTGTGTATTTCGTTTTTACCTGCAACACGACTACCTCTACTTCTATCGGAAGGTCTCCATCTACAACCTACTGAAATCATTTGTTCCGCCAAGGAAGGACCCGTATCTCCCCTCTTATGCCAGCACGAACTGTCCAGTACACCATAAGAAATTTGACCATCATCTTTTTCCGCTTCCAAGATAGCAAACGCCAAATCTTTCGCAGTATACTTTGAAACATACATTTCACGATATATAATAATTTGCTCATCCACAGGATTAACTGTGAACCAAAGGACCGCAGAATACGAAGAATACCCGTAATCACAGGACCTAAATTTTCGCCAAGTTCCTGGAATTTGATATGGCTCTTTAACGTGATATCTCCTATCAAACTCAGAAAATGCCGCACCTTCTGCAACATCCCAGCTCCCTTCTAATAATTGTCTACGTTGTGTCTCTGGTAAAGACAACAACATGGCTTCATAATCTCCCTGCTCATATAGAAATGGATTATCTACAAGTTTAGCAGGTATGAACTTTCTTTTAAACAAAGGTTGATTTTGTTTAGAATGTCCTTTGGGGTATTTTAATGTTTGCCCCGTTGTAATATCTGTTGCCCAAAACGCTTTATTCGCTGGAGCAGGGTCAATGAACATTTTTTTGACCCATGAGTGCCCTGGTCCTCCTGGATTTGTTGTTCCCCGCATGTAGACTGGGAGGGAGGTATCTGCAGTTCTAAGACGCGAGCGTAAATAATCCCAAGCATAAGGTGTCCTATATTGTGTTAATTCATCAAAGCCTATATATGTGAAGGCTTGTCCTTGGTAACGTAATACATCTTTCTCTTGTTCTAAGTATGTCATCCATATTCTTGCTCCAGAGGGAAAAGTCCATTGGCTTTTCTTCTCCATCCATTTAGCCCCAGGGAATGCTTTTGGATATAATTCTTGGGACTTATGTATAATCTCTCTCAACTCATCATTTGTACGTCTTAATATTAAGCCGTTCATATTTGAATTGTTACAATAACGTAAAGGGTCTACTATTAAACTAAAAGTTTTTCCTCCTCCTGCAGCTCCTCCGTATAAAACTTCTCTTTCAGACGCAGCTAAAAATTCTGTCTGTGGTCCTGGGTTTGGTTTAAATAATATTTCTTTACTTGGTGCATCCTGTTTATAATAAGTTTCAGGTAAACTCTCTGTAGCTTTCTCTTTAATTTCACTGTCATCACTTCCGTTTGCTATATTTGCTATCTTACGCTGAGCAAAATTTAACTTTATTTTAGCAGCTCTCTGCTGTTTCTTTGCTTTTACTAACTCTTTTTCTTGTTTAGTTAGCGGCTTTTGCTTGGATGTTGCCTTCAACTTCGGTCTTGGAGGCACGGCATTTTTGTTCAGCATATCTTCTTCTGTCTCTTCTGTCTGTCTTTATTCGTTTCCATAATCCCATTGGAGTTATCTTACGACCTGTATATTCTGTCAACCATCTAGATACTTCTGGATACGAGGACTCTTTTAAATATTCTTCTGCCAACTCTAAGGCTTTTAACTGTTCGTCTACAGGTTCTAACAACTGTCCATCTATTTTACTTACCTTATATCCCCATGGAATAGTTGGACCTTTTAGAGTTGCATATCTATTAGTCGGATTCAGTTTCTGTGCTATCATCTTCTGTCTTTGCAGGAAGTATAAATACTCCCATAGGTTTATCTGTGCTTACATTTAGTTTATCAACTTTTGATAAACCAACTCTATCTAATATTTGTTGAGACGCTGCAAGTCTTTCTCTATTGCCAATAGCAGACGGGTCATCAATAATCCCTACCATTGATAAAACTGCTTTTGGGGCATTTGCAGCCATCTCTAATTCAGCACGTTCTATTATTTCAGAACGTAAGGTGCTAACAATATGGTGAGGGTTTGTATTCTCAGAATATCCAGCTATTTTCATAGCTTTTGCTTGATTACCTTTAGCAGGTCCAAATAATGCATCTAAGAATTTTGCTTGTAGTTCTGTTAGTTCTTTATGCACGAGGGTTCTTCTTTCTTGCTGTTTTCGTTCTGGCAAATGAACGATTTTTACTTTTTGCTTTTACAGATAATTTTTTATTATTCATAGGATTACCTGTTTTATGGTGAACATCTTTGCCATCACCTTTTTTTACTAAGCCTCTTTTAGCCATTATTGTTCGAGCAGCATTCCGTGACGCTCTTCGTTTTTTCTGCTTTGGCTTAGCATGATATCTGTCGTATTCTTTTTTATAATTACGTGATGTCATTTTCTTTTACGTGTTGTTTTTCTTTTCCTACCAGAAGCGGTCACTGACCATTTTACAGCTTTAGGTCCTGTCTTTTTTCTTGCCTCTGCTTTACTAATACGACCTGCTACTTTTGCGGGTCTACAAGCAGGGTAAGGTCTTGACTTTTTTTCTTTCCCTGACCTACCACATTTTTTTCCTGTCTTAACATCACGCCAATCTTCTTTAAACCATTTAGTTAAGCCACCTTTAGGTTTAGCCATTAGTAAGTTCCACCACGTTTCTTATATGTTCTAACTAGCCATGCATTTGCATATGCTGATGGATATACCTTAAATTTACGCTTTGCTTCTGCTTTTACTCTAGCATACAATGAAGGATTCTTTGGTTTAGCCCCTCCAGTTTTTTTAGTTTTCTTTTTTGCTGCCATGTTTATGCTCCTCTTTTTTCTTTCCAAAGCCACGCAAGGAAAAATACGAATCCTACTAATGTGCAAAATAAGAGAACCCAACCTACGCCCTCCCATATTTTTCGTATTAACTCTTGTCTCTCATAAATTTCTTGTTTTCTACGTAGTCTAATTTCAGCTTCCATTTTAAGTATTTCATTCCAACTGTTAGCTCCGTAATGAAAGTTTATGAATGATTTAAGCTCTTGTCTTTGAGCTTCTAATTTTTTCTTTGCTGTGAATGCTTCTATAGCACTAGCTTCTAATTCTTTTCCTTTAAATAATTTTTGTAAAGCGGAAGGATTCTTTGTGGTCTTTTCTGCATTATCTACATCACTCATGGCTCCCATCCAACGGGATAAATCTTTACCCATAGACTCTATTTCACGACCCATTTGAAAACCTTTTTTGATTGCACTAAAAGCAGAACTTGCCGCAGTTAATGCTATACCTATGCTTGCTGGGTCCATTATCTTCTTCTCTTTGGTATGGGTTTGCAATATGCAGTTATTATTTTATTGCCATCCTCTGTAGGAATACTAGGTTGTTTGTTTAGTTTTTCAGCAAAATAAATACATTTATTTATATCTGAAAAAATTTGTGTTTTATTTGTTATCTCGTTGCCTATCATAAATACAAGTAAAAACTCAATCATTATCTTTTTTGTTTTCTTCCTTGCAATGACAGTCACAAGTGCATTCCTCAGGATTGCACTCGTAACATTCACAAGTTGGACAACGCTTATCAGTCATTACTTTTTCTTTCTTCTAACAACTTTTTTCTTAGCTATAGAAACAGCACCTCTTTTACGTTTCAAGGGTTCATTCATCTCTTTGAACTCTTTTTTCTTTATAGTCTTATAAACAGGTTTTTTAATACTTTGTTTATATTTATCAGAAACAGGGGTTAGTCTAAAATTTTTAAATGTCTGAGGGTCTGGTATTTTAATAGTGCTACCAACAGACATAGTCTTTTGTTTAACTGTTCCTTTTGAAGGGGTTCCTGATTGCCCTGTTCTATACCCTGGATTCAAAGACATCAACTGTCTTAACGTAATGCCTTCTTTTTTGGCGATTGTACTCGCTGTATCATTTTTCTTAATTTTGTAGTTCTTTAATAACTTACTAGAACCACCTGCTTTGATAGCTTTCATCAAGTCGCCAAAAAAGGACCCAGTAGTCTGCTTTTTATTAGCCATTATACTTTAACTAATTTATAGCCTTTAGCTTTAGCCATTGCTCTAATTGAAGCAAGAGTCATACCTGCTCCTCCTTTTGCACCGCCTTTAGCTTTCATGCCGCCTCTTGCATACCCTTTAGCTTTCATTCCGCCTCTTTGCATTCCTTTGGCTTTCATTACTCCGCCTCTTTGCATACCTTTAGCTCTTTTACCATGCATTGCCATATTTATTTCTCCTCAGAATATAAATTATTAAACACTCTTTGATTATCCATAATATACTCATGTTTAATTTCAGAGTTATATACCCATTGACTAGGTACAAAATCTGGAGCACCCTCTCCAGTTACAAACCATGCTGGGTTGGTAACCCTGACACGATTGTTTGGTAAAGCAACAATGTTGCCTGTCCATTTGTCCGCATCTAATAATTCTAGTACGTGACTTTGTTTATGTTGGGCTGGGTCGTCAGCCACTTCATTATCCGTATAATCCACAGTAAAATAATACTTTGCTGGATAAAACTGGTCGTCTACTTTAGCAATCCATGGTGTTGAATGTGCTCTTTCTATTACAAACACCGAATGATTATGTGATGAACAATCCCATGGTTGTGCCAAATAATTAGGCATTGGCTCAGCCCATTCATCAAACGGAGTATCTCCAACTAAAGCTGTGATAGGCATTCTAGCCCACATAGCTCCTCCGTGTACATTTTCATCCTCTTCATAACCAGTAAAGATAATTTGAAAACTCAAACTTCTTCCTGGCATTGACGTTACTGCTACTGCCATACCATGTAAAAACTCTCCATGGTATCGCTGAAAGTTCGCTGTAAATTCTCTACGAACCCATACCTTAAAAAAAGGTATATTACTTACGAGATGTGCCACTCTTTTTTTTCTCCTTGGTCTTTGCTTTCATCGCATTTATAAATTTACGATAAACAGCGGCTGCTCCTAATTTTTTAGCAACTCTTGCTCTTTGTTCCATTGCAATAGCTGCTTGTATTTTATGAGCATGCGACCTACCAGAGTTCTTTATTTTCCTTACTGATGCTTCAGCATCTTTAGTTGTTACAAACTTTAATCCCTTAATCGTTCCCTTTGGATTTTCGTCTGTATATAAATCGCTATGTTTTTTTGACCCTGCGGGTTGTCCCTTTTTTCTTGGTATTCGTGGTTTTGACATGTTTTGTAGTGTACCTTTGTTTTTGGTCTTTTAATATTTTTGTTAAAGTTTTAGCTTGTCCTGCATGAGCTTTAGATGCTTTCTTTAGTTTGCCTATAACTTTTTTTAATGGTTTAGTATAATGTGGCATTATGATTTCTTTTTCTTTTTCTTTGCTTTGCTAGGCAATAATCCTTTTGCTACTGCTCTAGCTCTTTCAGAAAAGCCCATTTTTTCTCCAGACTTTATCTTTCTTTTTATTGTGCTAACTTTAGCTACCATTACGATTTTATTTTACTTATACCTATAGCTAAACCACTTTTAGCTTTTTTGCTCTTTTGCTCTGCCATACTTTTTTCTATAGCATTTTGTCTAGCTGTTTCGTAACCAGACATCTTTCCATCTTTGTTAAGGTCTCCAAGTAAAGCCCCGTCTCTTAACCTTGGCACATTTGTAGGCAAATCCATGATTGATTTTTTAGGCGTATTCATACCCCCTCTTTTCTTAGCAAATCTTCCAGCATCATCAGGAATACTAGCCCCACGACCTTGTCTTTCAGCTTCTGCTTGTCCAGACAGTTCTTTTGCTTTCTTAACACTTTCAAAATACTTAGGATTCTGCTTTGTCATAAAATTAAGAAATTTAAGGTTGCTATCTTTAGCTTCTTTTCTTCTTCTACCTTCAATTTTATCCAATGGAGAAGTTGTACCTTTTACTATTTTAGGTAGCTTCTCTTTTTTTACTTTTGCTGTAGGACTCTTTTTAACCTTTCCTATAGGTACAATTTCTATTGACATTATATGGGCACTCCTAATTTAATAACTCTGTCTATTAATCGTTGGGCTCTTTTTGTAGTTTGTTTGAACCAACGACTGTCTTCCATTTGAGCCGCAACTTCATTATAGTCTTCCATCTCTACGGCAGCAATCATTTTTCTAAATTTACGTAAGCGAGGACCTCCCAACTGAAAAGCCATATTTACAAATACGTGTTGTAAGTCCTCTGGTAATTTATCAAAACTATTAAATATATCTTGGCAATCTCCTATGGCAACTTGAACATCATTTACAAACCATTCTTGCACTTGTTCTTCAGAAACTGGTGTGCCAATAGGTTTATCATAATATTCTTCATCCCATTCTGTTAACAAATGTCCTATACCTGCTGTCGGATACCCTTCGGAACAACGATATATTTTATACTCGCACCCCTCATCAGCTTCTATTTCTTCTCTTAATATATCTATATTCATTTTTAATTTATCCTTTGTGGCAGTATGTATTCTTAAGTGTCTGAATAAATCTTGCGTCACTTTGTTATTTTTTTATACTTTTCAAAAGTACGGAGTCCACCCAATCCGAGCATCCCCATTAAAACAGTCATCAAAGAGCCCATATCAAACTCTGGTAACTGAGGCATGGTAATACCAAACAAAGCAGAAAAAAATATAACAAAGGGGGCTAAAACAAAATGCCATGCGAGAGCAATACCGCAAACCCACCCAATAAAGGGTCTCCAACTTGCAACAAACCAATGTCTTGATTGTGCTTCTGCTTTATTTACTTCTATTTGAGATTTGGCTAATTCCTGTGCATGCTTTTCAGCCATAGTCGCTATTTCATGGCTTAGTTTGTTTTTAGCATCCTTATCTTCAATAAATTTACCAACTAAAGATGTAATTGGTCCTATTAATTGTGTTAACATTATTTTCGCAACCCTAGTCTCATTTGTCTACGTCTTAGCTTTCTTGTATGCTTTAAATAAAAGTAATTAGATATTCTACCGAAAAATCCTGATATTTTCAAGTACATATCTATAATTAACATTTCCATCTTCGCCTCGCTTGTCTCAATCTGCTATTAGGATTCTTAGCTGCTTTTGGAAACTTCTTCATTTGTCCTGCACTTCTAGCACAAAATGACTTTCTTCTTTTTGCCGCTTTACTTCCAGGTTTAACTTTTCCAGTTACTGCTGTTTTTAGTTTACTCCCTGGGTTTTGCCTTCTGTATTTAGCAACTCCTTTAGCAGTCATACCCGCCCCTTTTTTAGTAGGGCGTTTGTCTCCACTTTTAATAGTGAAGCCTTTCATGCTGCCACGTTTTCTCGTCATTTAAGTTCCTACTTTATCTGCCTCATTTTCCATATCTAAACACTTATAGCTTTTAGGAAAATACTGTGGCATATGTGTTGGCATACCAACTGCTATTTCATATGCTCTTGTTAAACACTTATCATGTGTTGGGTGTGGACCATATAAATCTTTTAATGTCACACACATGTCTGGGCTTCCTACAAGACAAGCCAAAACAAATAATTCGTACATTTTATCTCACAAAGTGAAGGGGGCGGAACCCGACATTGAAAATTCCGCCCAATAAAATGAGTAACTACAACGAACCCCGCAGGCATAAGTGTAGTATCAGGTCTTTATGGCAGGTTAGGGTTTTCCCCTACATACTGCGACATACCCTCAGCTATCAATGCCTTTTCTATTTCCTCAACGCTGAAGTCTTTCCCAGTACGTTCTTTAAGAGCTGCACGTATGTAATATACATGATGGCTCGGAATATGCGTTTTGAATCGCCCATAGCGTTCATATTCATAAGAAATTTGTTCTAATAATGAATTAAATTTTGCCTTGACACTCATTCTGTATATATTATACCACATAATTGCATTTTTGGAAAGGAATTACTGGTATGCAAAATTTATTTTTGTTTAGGGGCTTGACAAGATTGCAAAAACAGGGTATAAATTCAGTGTTTTTCTTTTTTTCTCCTTTTTTTCTTTTTCAAGACACACAGTAGAGCAACACTAAGAGAAAATGGCAGAAATATTTAGAAAAACAACTAATATTCCTAAACGATACCTTACAAAATCTTATAAATCCCCCGTCATTCTTCAAAAAGGGGAATATAATCTCAAAAAAACTACCCAAAAAGCGAAACCCGATAGCAATACTCTTGCACTCATGCAAAAACTACGTGAAGCAGAGCAAGAGAAAGATACTTCCAAGAAAAAGAAAACACGCAAAAGCTGAGTTTAAGACCTTAAACCATTGATTTCTCTACAATAGCCCTTTTTAAGGGCTTTTTTTGTATCTTAAGTAAGTGGGCGAACTCTGGTATATGAAACTATTTTCCCAATTTTGTGTAAATGCCATATATATAACGTACATACGGGTACCTGGCACACGCATACCCTATAACAATTTGACAATATATTATGTAAGTCATTGATTTTATTAGATAATTTCTAATATGAATATAAGATAATTGTATTTGATTAATTTTTATGCAGGTGCTGGGATTTTTTAAAATGCCTTGTATATAATATGACTAAAAAATGTGCAACAAGGAAACCTTGAGTATAAAACTGTTGCATAATTACCACAGTCTTTGTTGCAAAAATGTCACAGGTGAT